GATTGCCCGGAACGATTGCCGGGGAACTGCTGCTGCTGGCAGGCTGCTGCCTGCCTGCTGCTGATGCTACTGGCTACGCTGGCTGCTGCTATGCTGGCTGCTCTGCACTCCTTTTGTTTGATAAGGTGGCTGGCGCAAATGTGTGGCTTTGCTGCTATGTGGATAACTTTTTATTGTTTGATTAAAAGAATAGTCCTAATATTGCATATCGGATTCAGGGAACGCACTCTATTTGATATGTGTTTTTTCTTAATATAACAGTCAGCCGCAGACTATAACAGACGGGCAAAAAATATGTCAACTTCTAAAAACTACTTAGCTCGTATCACTCCGCTAAGTGAAACAAAAAAAATCACTCTCGAAATTCTTAGCGACTACAAAACAATTGCAAGCAAAAAGGCTTACATGACGAGAGCTATTAAACAAACCGAATCATTTTTAAATGATGTTAAGGAAGCTACTAACGGCAATGGATGGCTGCATGGCGAAATTTATACGCTTCACCATGTACGCTGCATTAATACAGAACTGCAAATGATTAAAAGAATGAGAGAAGAAATTAAAGGTTAACTGATGAGCCGTGAAACGGCGAAACACTGCTGGCATTGCAGTAGTGTCTTAACCAAAAGTCAGCCGCAGACTATAACAGGCGCACAACAATTATGAAAAGAATATTAGGAACAAATCAGGTTGCACATTTTTGGGCAAACAAAGTGCAGGATGAAGGCAGGGTTGCACATGGCAATTTTTATTTCGATGGTGATACCATTTACAGCTATGGCAGGCACTTCCCTATTGCAGTCCATTACAATGGCATTGTATTGTTTACAACACGTACTTACAGCAATACAACTTCCGGTCATATCTCTCTGGTAAAAAGTGCAGTGTCTCATCTTGATATAATCTACTGCATGAATCCTGATGAGGCAGCAAGGAATTACCATGCAAACAATGTTGCCTCCTTTATTTTTAACATTGTATCAATTGCAAAGAACAAATTAACAACGGCTCGTAAGCCTGCCATTTACATGGCTCAAATAGATGCACAAAAAGAACTATTGAATAAATACACTGCATTTTTTAATATTGAAATATCGGCAAAACAACAGGCTGAAATTAGCTTTTCAAATGCTGGCGAATTTAAAGAGGCAATGGACAAAGCAAACAAGGCGGCGGAGGCAGAAAAGATTGCACAAGCAAAAGCGTTTGACAAAAAGATGAAGGCTGGCAAAAAGGTATTTCAATCGTTTATTGATAGCTGGAAAAGTGGGCAATCAAAAACAGAGTTTTCCGAATCTATAAAAGGCGCAATGAAAACAAATTTTGAGTTTTACTATAATCAAGTAAGGTATGAAAATACAACCTATTTGCGCCTATCCGGTAACGTTGTTAATACATTCAAAGGGGTAGATATTCCTACCGATGTTGCAAAGCGTTACTATGCCTTTTATAACAGAATAGTTGCTGCTGGCGGCTGTGATGGAGATTGCAATTTCAAGATGCTGGAATACAACGTTAATAAAGCTACTAAAGACGTTTTGGAAGTGGGTTGCCATCACATACCAGTAAGCGAAATTGAATACATTGCTGGCTTGTTAGGCTGGAATAAAAAAGGTTAACTGATGAGCCGTGAAACGGCGAAACACTGCTGGCATTGCAGCAGTGTCTTAACCAAAAGTGAGGCGCACACTATAACAGGCTGCTGAAAATATATGTTGTCAGTAATAAAAATACAGATGGAGGCTTTTAACAGAGCATTCATTTATGAAGATGAAATAAATGGCAATGCTGTACAGTTTTTCCAGCATGTAATTGACTGCATTCTTTTAGCCGAAGGTTTGTACAATAACAATGCAGGACACTATTTAACCCTTTCAATGTTTAATGAATCCGATGAGCTATATAGGCTGGCTGAAAGAAAAGAAAGGCAACTTGAATCTCTTATTTCAATGCTGGAAAAAGAATGCAGATACATTACTTCTGAATTAAAATATTAAACCAAAAGACAGGTGCAGTCTATAACAGGCACTCATAAACGATGAAAAGTAAAAAACAAGAAACAACTGTTATTAAAGGCAAGGTTGTTGGGGTTATTGATTGCACCCCAACATGGGTAGGCATTCTGCCTTACTACCTTACTGTATTGCAAGATGGCAACGAAAAAGGAAAAGAGATTGCCCGGAAGGAACTTAAACGCATGGCAGAAATTGCTGACTTATATGTAGCAATGCAAAAAGCAGAAGCAGATGGGAACAAAGCTGCAAGGCTTAAAGAGAATCAGGACAATTTTGACATGGGGTTAATTACAACTGATGAGTATAACACAAATAAAACCAACATCGAAAATGAGAAGCAAAATTAAAATCATTATAGTTGCCTGCATTATGCTGGCTGGCTGTAATAAAATCGAAATAGCAGGGCATTGCTGCCCGTTTCAACATTGCCCTTACAAAGGCATTCCAAACGTTCCTGAAATATACATGCAGGCAATAACAAACTATACTGGCTGTGAAGAAGGAACTGACTGCCACATTATAGACTGCCTGCACTTTGTAAAGCCAGATGCTGATTATGATACATTAGAGCAAATGATGTGGGAAGATTAACTGATGAGGGTTCAGTACCCGAAACTGGCAGCAATGCCAGTCTTAATCAAAAGTCAGGTGCAGACTATAACAGGCACACATAGTGTATGAAAATATTATTAGACCAAAGACAGTTAGGCAAAAACGCTGATGGCGCAAAGGAATTTCTTGAAAACCATCTGGCTTGCGAAACTGAAATTAATGACGGCAAAATATCCGTAACGGATAACGGAGATTTTTCTCAAACAGATATTTTTGAAATGGGAATGCAGCATGGTCAGGAAAAAGAAAAAGCGATATGGACTAAGCCTGCAACTATGCACCTTCCAAATGATTATGCTGTATTGTTAAAGCAGGCTATTTCAGAATATTCAAAGCGTTCTTACATTACTGTTGACAGTATTAAAATTGGCACTCCCGGTAAAAGTTTAACTGAAATTACAATACACCCTACCGAGGAAACGCACTTTTTCAATATTGCATCTGCTTACGGAAAGTTATGCTTCAAAAAAGACGGCGAGGTTAACTGATGAGGGTTCAATACCTGAAACGCTGCTGTAATTGCAGCAGCGTATTAACCAAAAGTGAGGCGCACACTATAACAGGCTGCAATAATGTTATGAGTAAAACAATAAGAACAAAAGTTTTCAAGTTTGAAGAACTTAACGACAAAGCGAAAGAGGTTGCAATGAATCATTTTGCAAACATAAATGTAGATGACAGATGGTATGAAAACATCTATTCAGATGCTGAAAATGTTGGCATTAAGATTAATGGGTTTGATATTGATAGAGGTAGGTTTTGCAGCATTGTCCTGTCAAATACAGCATCTGACACTGTTGACCTTATTATTAAAGAGCATGGCGAAAGTTGCGACACATACAAAACTGCAATGAAGCATAGGCTGGCATACAATGCTCTGGTTGAAAAGTATTCTGATGGCACAGATAAAACTACTGTTACACCAGAGAATGAGTATGATTTTGACAATGAAGTTGATACTATTGATGATGAGTTCAAAGAAGAAATTGCAGGAGACTACCTTACTATATTAAGCAATGAATACGACTACCTTACCGGGGAAGAATCAGTAAAGGAAACTATCATAATAAACGAATATTATTTTACCAGAGATGGCAGGTTTTTCCCTCACACTGATGAGAAGGAAGGTTAACTGATGAGCCGTCATGCGGCGAAACTGGCGCAAGCCAGTCTTAATCAAAAGTCAGGTGCAGACTATAACAGGCACATACAACGCATGAAACATAGAACCGTTTACAATGTTACTTACCTTAATGGAAATGATAAGGTGATTGACACTACGCAGATTGATGAAAGAAGTGAATCTGTTGCATGGGATTTGTTCAAAGAATTTGGACATAAAAGAACTCCTAAAACAAGGATTGAGTTTGAAGATGCAATTGAATCTGTAAAGGAATTTATAATGGATGATGACAACTTTCTTTGTGGCTTAGAGATTCCTGACCTTAACCTCTCTGCTTACCTTGTTTACATTGGTGGAGAAAAAGTTGACTATACTGTATGCTTAGGTGATGAGATATTGTTTGAAGGCATAGACTTTAAGCCATCTACAATGTTTGCACAGGACAGTATAGAATCGCTTGTGTCTCTGCTTGGCTTTATAACATTAAAGCCGGGTGATACTGACAAAGAATACTTTGAAAAGTACAATGAGTTTCAAATGGGCTGGTGCAAATCTCCAGAATGTGAATCTCTGGCGATGATGGTTAGCGACTTTGAAAGTGGTGAGGATGAATACAAAAAAGCAGCCAGAGAATACTTTGTAAAATATTTTAAAAACTAAAGACAGGTGCAGTCTATAACAGGCACTCAAACAAAATGGACAAGAAAATACAGGAAATAATTATCCGTTCAAACAAAGAACGTTACGCTTACTACAAAGGCAAGCGGAGGACTTACAACTATGGTATTGAAACTGCTGGAATCTTTTCAATATACAGGCGCACTGACAATAAATTGCTTCACCAGTTCAATGTCTCTACATTTGAAAATGTAGATGAAAAGGAAGCTAACAAGATAACCAAACAGAATATCAGGACTGTAAAGCCAGAGAGGGTTTACATTGAATTTGTAAATAACTGGATAAGCATTGCAGGCATGGCTTCGCATTATGATATGCCAGTGGAGGAACTTGCTGACATTATTCAGTCTGGCAAAAGCGTAAACAATTGGAGAGGTGCAGAAACGCTTAACTGCATTATCATTGGCAACCCGTTTGTAATATCCAAAGGTTTGATTGCTATTAAGGTTGATTTGATTAACACTATTGTTTTCACTTCATACGGTAAGGAAATTGGCTGGATAAATGAAAACGATAAAACTATTGACTGGTCAGAACAACATAAAAGCATTATACACCAGTTCAATAACAGCCTTCTTTCCGATAATGTTGCAGGCTTTACTTTCTCGTTCCATGAATCTGGCGAAGATTATAGCAAACGCAAATGGGGTCATAATATTCGCTTTGTTTACCCCGTAAAAGGTTAACTGACGATGGCTTCAATAGCCGAAACTGGCAGCAATGCCAGTCTTAACCAAAAGACAGGTGCAGTCTATAACAGGCACTCATAAACGATGACAATTTATCAAATCAAAGAAGCGACAAAAGAAACAGCACCGTTCTTTTTTACTAAAGAGACATTGAAATTTTTTGGGCAAACCATGAGTAGCTTCTCTGTTAAGAAGCAGCCTGATGGAAGGTATTTAATAACTGCATCAATGAAAGACAGAGGCGGCGTATTGCGTGGCGAAACTAAAAGGTATTTTAACCCAGAGAATAACAAACTGGAATTTAATTAAGATTAACTGATGAGCCGTCATGCGGCGAAACTGGCGCAAGCCAGTCTTAATCAAAAGTCAGGTGCAGACTATAACAGGCACATACAAACGATGACAAGAGAAGAAAGAAAGGAACTTACCTACTTTAAAAACATGGTAAAGCGTTATCAAAAGGCAGTTATCACAGTCAGCTATTCTGTGAATGCAAAAAGCAATTCATCGAATGCTGGCGAAATTAAAAAGGATACACAATGTCAACAGAGTTAATAAGGCTGGCTCAATCGAAAGGCGCAAAGCTATACGCCTCCGTGTCTGGTGGCAAGGATGGCGATGCTATGGTGCAGGCTCTTGTGGCTAATAAGTTTTCAATAGCTGGGCTTGTACATGCCGACCTCGGCAGGGTTGAATGGGCTGAAAGTTTGCCACAGTGCCAAAAATGCTCTGATGAGTATGATATACCCTTGCACGTTATTAAAAGGAAGGATGGGCTTGGTTTGCTTGAATACTGGCAGCGCAGGATGAGAATGCTGCAAGGAACTGGCAAGCCGTTTTGGAGTTCATCAAATGCCCGGTACTGCACCAGCGATTTGAAACGTGCGCCGATAAATGTTTTCTTCACCAGTACCAACGAATCGCTTATTATCAGTTGCGAAGGGATACGGTCTGATGAAAGTAAACAACGTGCTAAGAAGCAGGCTCTATCAATAAGAAGCAACTCGTCCAGTTACTATAAAGGCATGACTGTTGAGGAAGCCTTGCTTAATTATAAGCCTAAGTACAAACTGTTTTTGAACTGGTATCCCATATTTAATTTCACTCTGGAAAACGTGCTGGCTACCAAAAATCAAACTATTGAAACTCTGGCTTTGGCAAGGCGGCTGTATAAGCAAAATGGCATAGTTCCTAACTGGTGGGATTTTCACCCTGCTTACGCTTATGGCAACGATAGGGTGTCATGCAAATTCTGTGTGCTTGGCTCTCTCAATGACTTGCAGAACGGCGCAGACAATGACCCGGAGTTGCTTGATATTCTTATTGACATGGAAATTGAAAGCGATGCTACTTTCAAAGATGGATGGTCTCTTACTGAATTAAAACCAAATCAAAAATAAAGCTATGACAGAAAAATGTTTATCATTTGAGGTGCTAAATACAGGCGACCTTAAAATAATACTGCTGCCGGAAGGCAAGTCGTTTCTAAAGGAGATGCTGAATGACAATAAGCATTACGATGAGATATGGGCAGAGCTAATGAAATATGAAGATTGGAATGGCGGCTATACCCTGCTGAAACCTGAATACATAGGCGCACTAACTAATGCGCCTATCATTGCAGAGCCGTGTAAGGTTCAACCTCAATGTTGTGGTCAAGCACCTGTAATACCTGACGACACTTGCATCTGGTGGTTTCCAGAGTACGAGACAGTAAACGAATTGCATGAGCTACGCAAGAACCGTAGCGTCATATTCACCAAAGCTCAACCAGTTAAACCGTAAAATATTTTATGATAAAGAAAATAATCAATGGGCATGAGTTGCGGATTGATAAGTCCGACCTTGCCGCCATACAGTCAATAACTAAGAACCAGATTGAACTTGTTAAAAGTTCATCTGGTCAATTGTATCCTTCTATAAGGTATGTTAATAATGAGGGCAAGCGTGTCAGGGAATACATTGCCCGTATGATAATGACCCCACGTAAAAAGCAGGCTATCACTTATGGAGACAGGAATCCACTGAATGTTACGAGGGCTAATATGCAGGTAGTTACTGCTGGCGAAGCTAAACGTGCCAAAAGCAAATCGGAGATACGGAACTGTACCTCTGAATATCTTGGCGTGTCATGGGTTGACCATGCTGGCAAATGGAAGGCTATGATTAAGCCGGGTCGCAGCAAAAGCAATAAGCATATTGGCTATTACGACAACGAGGCGGATGCTGCACAGGCTTACAATACAGAGGCTAAAAAGGTATTTGGTGCTGCCGCCGTACTGAATGACGTATAAAATATTTTGATTTTAAATCAAAAATATTTTTTTTGTAAAATATTTTACTTTACTTTCGCTAAAACAAAAAACAAAATATATGCCTGTACACAGTAAAAAGAAAACCTGCTGGCAATTCAATGCCACTATTTTAATCGGACTTTACTTTATTGTCCGTGCTGCACTCGGAGTATTTTTCAACATTTAATAATAACAATTAAAATTTAAAAACGATGGTCAAAAAAATCGCAATTAAAGAACTCACTTCCGCAGATGTTACATCTGGCGCAGGTGCAAGGGAACACCTTACCAGAGGTAAGGAAACATTCAAAGTAGAATTTGAGAAAATTAAAATCCGTACTGGCTGGAACGTCCGTACAGAAATGGGAGACCTTGAAGGGCTTGCCAAATCAATGTTAGCTAACGGGCAGGAAAGGCCTATTAAAGGTGATTTGCTGGCTGATGGAACTTTCGTACCTACTGACGGGCATCGCCGTATTGCTGCTGTTGAACTCATCAGGAAATGGGGGCATGAATTTAACCATATTCTATGCGAACTGAACCCGGTTAAAATTACTGATGAGCAAAGGCTCATTCAGATGTGGACTTCCAATGACAGCAAGCCGCTTGAACCTCTGGAAAAAGCAGAGCTATGCAAAAGGCTGGTTAATATCGGTTACAAGCCAGTGCAGATTGCAGAGCAGTTAGGCATAAGCCGTATGCACGTTGATAACTATATCGTTATGGCTGGGCTTTCTATTGAAGAAAAAGAAGCAATACACGATGGCACTATCAAGCCAACAGCCGCAGTTAAACTTGCTAAGGCAGAGCCATCCGCAGAAAAAAGAAAGAAGGTAATTAAAGAAGCGAAGGCGGCAGGCAAAGTTGTAAAAGAAAAAACTGTTGTTAAGAAAGCGGCGAAAAAGAAAGCCACTGCTAAAAAAGCGGCAGGAGACAAAGACCCTATTGCAATGATTGACGAAGTGCTGGCTGAATTAAAACCGCTTGATAAAAAGACTGATGCTGATGGCATGGACATCATCTTTAATATTGACAAGAAGTTAAGGGAAATTAAGAAGCTACTTAAAAACGCATGATTGCGGTAGCTAAATGGATAAAGTGTTTAGGGTGCAGGAAACTATTCACTATCACTGTCGCAAGTAAGGGCAAGCCTGCAATAAAGCAATGCCCTTACTGCGGCAAAATAAATTAACAAGCAATGGGTTTCTTCTGTAAACAATGTAAGGTTAACTGGTCAAGGCTTCACTCACAGGACGATGGCGATGAGAACTACGAGTTCTGCCCACTGTGCCGGAGCGATATGTTTCTTACTGATGGCGGAGGTGAAAATTTGATGTGGCTTCCAATTGGAGGCCATTGCCCGTTACCTATTGGTGTTACCGGGTATGTAAACCAAAGGGAATTGGAAATTCAGGCATACATGCGCCAGCATAACCTTACCCGTAATGAATTTAACGTCCTGTGCTACCAGCATGAGATGAAGCTACAAGAGGAGGCGAATAAGGAATCTAAAAGAAGGTACGAATACATACAGAACAAGCAAGCAGGTATCTCACAGAAGCAAGATGAAGAACTGGAAAAATACTTTGCCTCCCTCAAAGGTTTACAATAATTAAAATATTTTACAATGCTGTACAGGCTTATTGAATCAGGTGAATATGGTTACTATGGCCGCATCATTGATGCGACAGAATTACAGAGTGTAATCTGGTTTAACAAGTGTTTGTTTGAGCCAGTGCCAGACCCTTCTGTTTTTGATATGTCTGTACAGCATTTTTTAAACGGCGTAGAGATAAAATCTAAATCGTTTATGTTTTATGAACACGAAAACAAGGAACTGGTTGACGCTAAAAGGTACAATGTACCCGGTGAAAAGTTGCCAGTCAAAATATATGATGTACATGATAAACAGATGAATAAAAACATTGGCTACGGCTACTGCATTGTTATCACAAGAAAATCAAAGCAATGAAAATAAACAATCCACTTGCTGAAAGATTCCTGACTGACCCAATGTTTCTCATTGAGATTATAAGAGAAATGTTCCCTGCATACGATGGCTCTAATGGTCATCCACTTGAATCAAAAGTAAAGTCAGCATCAGAACTCATCTCTCCTTTAAACCAAAGAGCATACCTTATAACAGGTAGTATCTGGGAGCTACTGGTTAAGATTAAACTCAAACGCAAAGACAATGGGCATCACGACTGGACTGTATTTAATCATATCAAGGAGCAGAAGGTAACGTTGATATTCCCCAGAACAAACATGCTATTCAGGGTGAGTGTCGCCTCCAATTGTATCTATATGTCGTATGTGATGCTGCAAGATATGGCAGAGGTAAAGTTTCATTTCTTTTATGCAAACAAAGATGGAACACTGTCTGAAAATTTTGACGACAATAGGGTAGGTGCTATCGAGGACACGCTGTACAGGCTGCTGTGCTTTTTCTGGCTCACACAGAACGACGAGGTTGTACTAAAGCCGGGAGAAAAGAAAGGTACACGCAAGCAAGGCAAGCTCGTTAATCAAATGACCATCCCTATTACAGTTGTCAATAGCAGGTGGAACACAACCGTTAAGGTAGAGGGAGACTTCGATGTGTCAGCGCACTTTGCATTACGCAGGTGTGGCGTAGCATTTTCAGAAACAAGGCTGGTGTACATTGACACTTACCAGAAGCATGGGTACACAAGGAATGCAAAATCAGAAACGGTAAAGAATAACCTGAATGAAACAACTCATTAATATATTCACTGGCTTATACCTTATAGTTATGGCTGTATGCGTTACTGCACCTATCTATCTTGTAGCCTGCATAATTTTTAAAAAGAAAAACTAACAACATGCCTGAACCTTTCGATACCTATTGGAGTTTTGAGTTCCGACAAAAATTTGACGAGCTTTTAAAGGATTTGATGAAAGATGAGAAGCAGGCACAAAACCAAAAAGTAACTGCTACGCTTATAGTAAGCGAAAGTACCAAAAAGAAATTCATTGCCACTGGCAGGGAGATAAATACAAATGCGTTTGAAGCAATTCCTTTTGAAGAAATAAAAAACTAAAACCATTAACATGAAGCTGAAATTCAGAGAAGTAAAACTTTCAAAAGACAACAAGTTCAGGCTAATAAAAATCAATGAGATTATTGAGGAGTATAAGGCTGGTGGGTACGTGCTTACTTTAAGGCAGTTGTATTACCAGCTTGTGTCGAGAGATATTATTCCAAACAAGCAGGCGGAATATGCAAAGCTGTCAACCCTGCTAAAAGAAGGCCGCATGGGTGGTATCGTTGATTGGGATGCAATAGAGGACAGGTTGCGTAGGCCAAGCACTCCGCCATCATGGGATTCGCCACAGGATATAATGGAATCCGTTATAAACCAATACCAGAAGCCAAGAATGAAAGGGCAGAAAAGATATGTTGAAGTGTGGGTAGAGAAGGATGCCTTGTCTGGTGTACTAAAAAGAGTTACAAGCAAATACCATGTACCCATACTCGTTAATCGTGGATACAGCAGCGTGTCTGCAATGTATGATTCTTACAACAGGTTTATCCGGGCTATCAAGGAGGGGCAATCTATTACAATTATATATCTCGGAGACTACGACCCGTCTGGCATTGATATGATACGTGATATTAAAGACCGCATCTCTGAATTTCTTTGCTCATCAAAACCTATACTTGAAAAATTCAAAGAGCTTGTTGATAGCGAAGATGCTGATGACAATGAGACAGCGAATGAATACATTAACCCTTACTACAATCAAGGGCTTGATACTTGGGAATGCTTAGACCTTGCTGCAAGCGATTGGGCTGAACAATACGTTAAAGATAATTTCCGTGTTGTCGCTGTTGCTTTGACGAGAGCGCAGATTGATACCTATAATCCTCCGCCTAACCCAGCAAAGAAGTCTGACCCCAGAGCAAAAGATTTTATAAAAAAGCATGGTGGGCAAAGCTGGGAAGTTGATGCGCTAAAGCCAGAGATTTTGAATAAGATACTGGAAGATTCAATCACATCAATGATTGATGTTAAGTTGTATAAAAACGTTTGCAGTTCAGAAAAGAAAGACGTTGATAAATTAAAAGAGCTTACAAAACAGTTATAAAATATTTTACAATGGCAAGATTGAGTACGGAAATCATAGAAATTAAAGACCCCGGTGGAAGGAAGGAGGATGCACTTAAAATAAAATTTGACATTTCGGTTGACAAGGAAGGGTTCTTTGCAACAACTCTGTCAAGCGATATTGTGCAGATGTTTAAGAATGCTGGCATTGATATGAGCAAAAACAGGATGGGTAATGATGGTTATCTTGTAAGCAATACAAAGGAAGGGCTTATTAGAGAGGTGTCAAATATCGCTAAAGAATTTATGAGCCGTGAGTGCATAGAGGATATTGTAGTCATACGGTATCTTATTCAAACGCAATGCACCTACGCCTTGACCAAAGACGGAGATATAGTTCCTAATATGACTGATGAATTTGGTGGCGAGAAATGGATTGAGGGAACTATTCAGACCCATGCCCAGAAACCGACTGCTTATGGTGTACAGATATACGTTAACCCTTGTGTTAAGAAAACTTACAGATACCTAAGCGGTAAAACAAAAGTGGAGTATGATAAATTTTCCCCTTTTGGTAGCAGCTATGTAAAAGACAAGAAGAAAGCTGCAAACCTATACTGGCTTGAACAGGTCTGCTCTATGGCCTTGCCGCAAGATGGATTCGGAAGCAATAGTAAAGACCTTAAAGAAATGCTATACACAGAGGAGCGTGCAGCCTTTTTTGTGAATCTGATTAAATCAATATGTATGATGAATGAAAAAATAAAATCAATGGCTATGGATACGGAGCTTCTTATAAAAACCATTGAGAATAAATCTATCGGCAATAAAGGCGACTTAAAACTTTTACAATAAAACAAAAAAAACAAAACAATATGTACAAAATGAATTACACTGTATCCAGCGACAAACCCGGATACGAGATTACGACCTACGAAGAATATTTTGAGAGCAAGGAAGCTGTTGTTGCTGATATAGCAAAGACAGCGCAGGAGTATAAGTTCAAATCCCATTGCCATTATTTGCTCAATGGCGAAATCGTAATCTTTATGGAACAGATTACTGGTATGGTGCTGGGGCATCATTACATTGTAATGATTACTGGAAAGGCTATCCCTGTGCCAGACAGCGAAGTGCCTGCGGAAGCAATTAAAACAATAACGCCAGCGCATCTTGTTATTGCTGATTCCAGCGACAGGAACTTTATATTAAAGCATTCCAGCAGTGTTAAAGACACTGATGGCGTGAGCTACCATATTTTAACACTGCTTACGAGGGAAACTCCGGGCATCGTTCCACTTGAAATTATAAGCCTTGAGAGAGTGCCATTGCATCTTCGTGATACAATTGGTACACTAATCCGCAGTGAGCTTAACTCATCAAACTAATTACCTATGATTTCAAAACAAGATATACAACTTGTACATGACAAGATGGAGATAATTGATATTGTCTCCTCTTTCCTGTCTCTAAAAAAGAAAGGCACAAACTACATTGGTTGCTGCCCTTTCCACAATGAAAAGAGTGGCAGCTTTACTGTGTCGCCAAGCAAGCAGATATATAAATGTTTTGGATGCGGCAAGGCTGGCAATGCTATCACGTTTGTAATGGAGCATGAGAAGTATTCATACCCAGACGCACTTAAATGGATTGCCGCAAAGTATAATATTGAAATAGTTGAGATTTTTAAAAGCGAGGAGGACAGAGAGAAGGCCTCAAAGGCTGACAGTATTTTTATCATAAACAAATTTGCGAATGAGTTCTTTAAGAAGAACCTTAAAGACAGCGTTGGTGATGCTTACCTTGTAGAGCGTGGCATCAATCAGTTATCAATAGACGCATTTTCTATCGGCTATACTGGCGACAATGACAAAGGGCTTTACAATGCACTGATTGAAAGCAAATACAGCATTGACATCGCTTTGGCTGCTGGGCTTATAAAGGAACGCAACCAGAGCTATAACGATGTGTACCTATGCCGTGTGATATTTCCCATACAAAACCTTAGCGGAAAGGTTATAGGCTTTGGTGGCAGGACAATGGTAACGGATAAGAATGTACCAAAGTACATCAATAGCCCAGAGAATGAAGTGTACCACAAAGGCAGCACACTGTATGGGTTGTATCAGGCGAAAGCAGAGATAGTAAAACTGGATGAGGCATTTATTGTTGAAGGATATACAGACGTAACATCGCTGTATCAGGAAGGCATAATGAATGTAGTAGCAAGCTCTGGCACATCATTAACGGATAACCAAGTGCGGCTTATTAAACGGTTCACAAAGAACCTTACCTTCTTATATGATGGCGATGATGCAGGTTATAAAGCGATTGTCCGGGGCATTGAAATCGCTCTGGCAGAGGACATGAGTATCAAAGTGATTCAGTTACCAGAGGAGCATGACCCGGACAGCTTTATAAAAGCAATGGGCAAAGATGAAGCTGTTAAATATTTTGAACAGAATAAAAAAGATTTTATCCAGTTCATGTATGACAGCAACCAGCCGCTTCCGCAAACTGCAAAAGATGAGTTCCTGAAAAATCTATTCAGAATGGTGATGCTTATTGCGGATGATAATTTTTTCAGGCGCAAGCACTACATGGAACGCATAGGTACGTTGTTTTCTATATCGCAGGATATAATCAGCAGGTATGTAATAGCTGTTAAATCCAGCATGATAAAACCCCCTGCGGCAACCGCTCCTGTTCAGGAAGAAAAGCCAAAGGAGACAATGCTTGCCCAGCGTGAGAAGGAAATGGCAAGGCTGCTCTTAAAGTTTGGCGATAAATATTACATTGGGGAATCTTATGTATGCTCTTATATAATTCAAAACTTTGAAGCAAAGCCTGACGACTTCTACACGCCGGGTCGAGTTGCGACAGCAATAATACAGGCATATACAGAAGCGTTATTGAACAATGAATTTCCGCCGATTGATAGATTCGTTTCATCTGATGATGCAGAGATGTCAGCATTCGCTTCATCTGCTGCCATTGAAGATGACCTTATATCGCTGCAATGGGAAACAGCAAGGCAAACGCAAGCGGATGGAGATTTCAGGTATCAGGTGCAGATGGGCGTAGGCTTGTACAGGATTGCCTACTTGAAGATGCAGTTGTACATGCTGCATAATAAAGTTGATAAGACGAGTGCTGAATGGACACCAGATATTATTGCACACATTGACACTACATTAAAAACTCAAATAAGAAACATTGTAGATAATCTTGGCCTCACAAACTTTCAGCTATGAGTAAAATATTTTACGCAAAGGAGATTCCAGTTAAAACTAATAACATTGACGGCATTGAGCCGCACCTGTCAAACATATACCTGCATATACGTGCTGGGCAATGGGCTGGCAAGGTTGAAAATTACTGGTGGATTGTTCCATTAGATTATCGCAACGCAACAGAAATGAAATGAGTAAACCAGAACCATATTGCCCCTACTGCAATTGCAGGCTACTGATGGCTATTGAAATAGAACATAAGTGCTGCTGGGATTGCCACTATGCAGGGCATGATATTGAAGAACCTATAATTATAAAAACAAAAACTGAAACAGATGAAAGCAAGGCTATATGATGTGCTAAAACCAAGCGAACAAAAGATGCTTGAAAAACAACTGCACCCTATCGCTACATTAGATATGATTTTTTTTAAGTGGAGGGAACTGGCAGAGCTTAAATGGGGTGAGCTTAACTCCATCGGCATGGTACTGCTGCAAAGCGAATTTGGCTCTGGCAAAGTTCCTGATGTAACTGTTAGTGTTTTTGCTATGCAAACTTTACATGCAAGAGCTATTCAAAAAGGATTAGACATTTTTTAATTTAAAATATATGGAAAAACAAAACACGCTATTACGCTGCCCGTTCTGCGGATGCAAGCCAAAACTATTAAAGGGCAACGCCATACAGTCTGGAACTGGCTCTACCACTTTTGATGTGCATATTAAATGTGAAGGGAAAAAATGTAAACTACACCCATCCATAACCGGGTTCAGCAGAACTTCGGTTGCAGGCTTCGCAATAGATAAAGTAGTTTCAGATACAATAGATACATGGAATAAAAGATGCTTGGAATCTTTTATGACAGTTCAGTTCTTTAACATGCAACACTTCCCAGCGCAAGAACTAAACGAAACATTTTCAAAAACAGTTATGATATACAATGAAGAAGATAACACATTTGCTCAATTGGGATATTATGATTTTGAAGAAAGCCAGTGGATAATATTTGGAAACATGGCAATGAAAATGATTTGCTGGTGTTATATTCCAGACTGCTCTGTATTTGTTGACAGCAATGAACTTAAAAGCGAAAAACATAAAGGATATTGTTAAAATGATTCCAATACTAACATTCATCAATACACTAAGGGAAACAGACATCTACATCAAGTATATCTTTTCTCAAGGTAGCTGCTATCAGTTTTACTTACTCCTGAAAGCTATGTATCCTGATGCCAAGCCATACATAGACAACGAAGATGGGCATATTGCTTCTCTTATTGATGGAGTGCTGTACGACATCGAAGGATTGATACCTGCGGATGAGATTGCTGATTTCAGGGAGCTTCCAGCAGAACTTCTGCCTGTTGTAACCGAGTGGAGCTTTTCACGCAATCATTGCATACAGCTATCCGAATGCCCTTTTTGCGAAGAACCAATTATCTATTCACCATAAAATAAAACACTATGTATTACAAAATTTCAAAAGGCACAGAGACTTTTAAAAAATTGATGGAACTTAAAAAGAAAGTAGAGGGAGTTAATAAACAAGCGAATGCTGCTGTCGGGAAATTGAATGGCCAGCGTTATGCTAAAGCTCAAGGCAAATTAGCTGGCGGCATTTCTGCAATAGAATATAAAGAGAAGCCAGATGGATGGAAGCAAGTAGGAAATACATGGCAGAACTTGTACGCTCCTAAATCTACAACAAAGGCTGCATGGGAAATTATAAACGTATTGCCTACAATAGAATACGATGAGCTTAACAAGATAGTAAACTTCAAAGCTCCGCAAACTGTATCATCAGACGGCGGCATTGCATGGGTAAGCACAGTGGGAATTGCATGGGGAGACAAACAGATTTTAATGGAAGTTACAACAGGCTGCAAATACAAACCACTGCCAGACATTGTTGAAATTGTTGAGAGCGAATACATGAAGCTGAAACCAAAAGACAAAAAAGAAAAATAACAATCATCAATAAACGCAAACAATTTATGAAACTAACAAAAGAATCCGCAGAAAAAATTCTATCCAGCAGGATATGCGACAATTCACAAAATGATGTGAAGGCAATATTTGAATTGCTTGGCATGAAACTAAAAGAGTTTAAAGAAACTACGCTTGAGCATTCAATGTCTTTTGAGGTACACTACAAGCGCACCTATGTTATAGCCGTACATGCAGAAGCTGATTCCAAACTTGTATCATTCGGCAATGAGTATGTAAATTTTGGTGGAGCAAGCGGCATATCAATGGGCATCAAAAATGTAAAAGAACTTTTGCTTATTGTATTGAATATGTTTTTCGTTAAGCTGCATGTAAACTATGAAGGCATAGAGTTCAAAGAGGATGGCGATTATGCTGACATGGAGGAAATGCAGGAGGTGGTTAATCATGTTAACGAACTGCTTTCAGTGCCAGTAGAAGAAGAAAAAAGCGGCAAGTAAAACCTGCCGCTTTCACGAAACAAATCATTCAACCATTAGAATCTTATGAGCCTGAACCTTGCTTTTAAATCTACAAAGTTATTTGCCGGGGCAACCATGCTCTTGTTCCAGCTTGCTGCTATGGACAGCCTGCCAAACTGGAACTCTGCCCCAGCCCCTATGTAAGGCAAAGACGGCTGGTTAATACCGCCTAAGAACATGACCCCGGACTGGCCGTATATCTCTACGGCTTTAGCTCCGGGGTCATCATTTATGACATACCCCTTCACGGATGCCACTTTTACGTCCTTATTTGAGTTCATTACGTCAACCTGCGTTATGTGCCGCCTGTTGAACAAACTGCCCACCTTGCCCCGTTTCTGCAACAATGAGATGGTATCGTAGGCTTTTATGCTCACATACCCACCTCCGCCAGCGCAGACATTTGCAAAAACCCTGTAATACGGGCTGATAAAACTGTCGCTAAGGCACATTCTGGGCGTGTCAGCAGGCTTATCTCTGTCCGGGGCGATGTAATCATCCGGGTACACGTACCGAATCTCTGGTTGCCCTGCCTGCGGTATGGTGGCAGAGCCAGTGGTTGCTACTTGATAGAAGGCCTCAATATCATCTTTGCTGGTGTTGAACTTATTGGCAAGGGAATCCCTGTTGAGGAACTTGTCTGCATCGCTGCTCCCTATCCTGACCACCTGCCTGCTGGCAATGCTGTCTCCATACTTGTTCTTCCAGTATTTGATGGTGTCGTTCTGTGCTGCAATAGCAGCATCAAGATTGTCCGCTCTGTTGCTGTTGTTCCAGCATGAGCGCATTGACAACAAAGCCCAGATTGCGAAAGCAAAAAGGGCTATTGTCAAAACGTTGTTGATGTTCTTTATCATGTTAAGATGTAAACAATGTTTAAGGTAATAAGGATAAGAATAAAAGCAACCGCCTTCTTGATTGCCCCTTCCTTCCCAAACAGTTTCACAAACAGCTTATCACTTTTGGCTTCTGTACCCAGATGCCCAGCCGGGAATTTCGCAAATAGGTTGTGCGCTATGTCGTATATGGAAACACGAACAAGCAGGCATGGTATAACCAGTAGCCAGTTAACCAGAGCGATTGCAGGCAGGCAAGCCAGCAGATAAATAACACCTCCACAAAAATGCCAAGCATTTAACATGCCTTTCAGTTTAAGGTATTCCATCTGCTGCGGTACTTTGAAAATGGAGTAATTGATTCCATCCCTTGCGCCTAATGCGAAGGCGATAAGCAGCATGTATAGTTGTGCGTAGTACAGCATATTAACCATCGTTTCTAAACATGAGCAATACTATGGCGAAAGCTACAAGCAGGGCAATGCCAACGTACAAGGCCGCTTTGTTTTCCTTGTCCTTTGAATACTTGTAGAAGCTGAACCCACTAAAGCCAATCAAGCCCACTGGTATAATCCAGCCGCCTGATTGATAGCTGGGTGAGCAGCCTGTTAAAAATGTAGTTGCCGTAGCCATAAGTAAAATGGCAAAAATGAAGATTCTCTTTTTCATAAACTGTTTTTTATTAGTGATTAAAATTTAAACTCAAGTTGTTTTGTATTCCTCTGCTGCCGCCTGTATTTGAATGAGTGCCACCACCTTGTTATCCATATCCTGAATGTCCTCGGAAGGTACTCTGCATTCATACATTTTTTACGGAGCGAAAATAAATACAATGCAAATAATATTGTTGCCCCACCTGTAACATAGTCAGACACGCTTGCACGTAGCCCTATGCCAAGTGTAGCAAAACTAAAACTGATTATACCCTGCGCTGTAAAATAATTTAGGAAGTTGATAGCAGACAGGCTGATGGTACAAACAAACAAAAACCATCCCGTCAGGAACAGCCATCTGTTTGTTATGATGCAATCGTTTTTGTACATGCTGTACATTCCAAAGAGGGAGCATACCAAGAAAAATATGCCGTTAACTATTAGAAGTGTCATTGCTTGATGTTTTGTTTAGTGTTTTTGTTTCATCTTGCGGTTCAGATTTAATAGAGGTAGAAACCGAATCAACCTTTGCTGTTACTATCTTATCAAGCCAAGCTCCAATCCTTATGCTAATCTTATCGTACAGTGGCTTGCCAAACATGCTTGTCAGCAAAACTACAAGCCGCTTAATCCATTCAAAAAATGTACCATCATGTACAACGTAGGCAGAAACACACCCAAAGAAGAACCCTCCGAATAACATTTTTAACCCGGTCTTGAAGTCGTTGTTCTTTCCAAAAAAAAGAGCGACCAACGAACAGCAGAAAGAAAGTAAAATCAATCCTGCTAAAATTTTGTCGTTTGCATTCATAAAATATTTTCCAAATGTTGTTCATTGGTCTTTAATAATTTACTCTTTGTTGGGCTTCTCATCGGAGAGCCAGTGTCAGGTTGTTACTCTGGGTAATCATTTTTCTGCTGCTGCTTTTCCTCTGCCTTTTTCTCGATTTCCTTTGCCTTAACCAGTGTTTTCTTTGCAGCCTTTACATCATCAGTGAAAAGGTTTTTCAGCATGTAAGTTACAAATGCTGACAGCGCAGCCTTTTCGATTGGAGTAAGATTCCAGTTTGGAATCAACTCTTGCATTAAATACAACACTGGTGTACCTACGGCGATGATTAAACCTTTCAGCCAATCACGCAATTGCAAACTAAAGCGGTTCATAAGTCTTTGTTTTTTTTGGTTTACTGATACTTGTTAAAAATCCTGCCGCTTGTAGCTGTCGAAGTAGCTGCTCCGTTATCAATGAACATCATACTTGAGTACGGTGGCATGGTAATCTTTCCGTTAATAGATTCGCCTGCTGCCGTTATGTATTTCCTTGAGGTCGTGATTACTTTTTCTGCGCCTGTATCATTGTACTCATACCTGATTTCAGAGAGTACATCAAGGAGCGTTGCATTCACTTCGTAGAACTGAATGTTGTCAAGGTAAGTAGCTCCGCTCGACTGGTCAATAGCAATCACAATACTGCCTGCTGTAACGGTAGTTGGTGCAGTGAATAAAAACTCATGCGTCTTTACAACAGCACCGAATACCCCTCTCTGTACAGGGGTAAGGCTCTCGTATGGAGAAGCTGTCCTCCTGATATAAGCATTAGTAATGCCAGAGCCTGTACCAAGCGTTGTGTACCTAAGCAGGTACTTTTTAGCACTGCTTATTGCGCCAACAGGCGAATGCACAAAACTAAACCTTCCTGCTTGAGGCGCAGTGAAATTGAATTTCAAGCTGCCACCATTTATCTTGTTGGTATTATCCCATAAGCCAGTGGTGCTTGTTCCATAAACAGTGTACCCGGTAATGTTAGAATTAAATGTTCCTGCATTGGATGCTTTGTTTGCGCTTACCATACTGGTTACTTTGTATGAAGGCTTCCGTACAGATGTATAACTGTTTGCATCGAACCCGGTTGTCGCCCTCCAAGAATCATAACTCAAAGGAGATGACTTTATAATATTGCCAGCATTAGAAAATTCTGTAACAAAACCAGCCTCATTGTAAAGGGAATAGTAATTGCTGTCTATGAATGCAAGGTTCTGCAAATTCAATCCAAGAGGCGGAGAGTATTTTGCATTGGTATAGTAATACAAATTCTCACTGTCGTTTCTTGGGAACAGGACGTTGCCTGTTATCCGCAGGTTTCCAACAACACCATAAGGCCACACCATGAATGATATGTAGTTCCTTGCAGCCCATATTACATTGCCAGTGATGGTTATGTTCATTGGGTTATTGGTATGGATACCATTCTTGCCAACAAAACCAATGTTGTTATCTACCACAGAAACGTTAGCTGTTATGCCATCAAGATAGATGCCTGCAACACCTGCGCCTCCATCTGCTGCATCGCTGTTAGTTCCTCTGGGAGTGCCATTGAAATTGCCATACCCATACAACACAGTATTTTCTTTTATCACCCTGTTTGTAAGAGCAATGTTGGTGCTTCCACCATTAATATCAAAGTAAGTATATATGCCTCCGTTATCATGCAGTTCAAGGCAGAAATTCTTTACGGTGTTATGCTGAATCAAAACGTTTGAGCCGTTCCAGTCAATACCGTTAAGCCCGGTGCTGTCAACAGAGTTGTCCTCAATAGTTAAATTGTTTGTTACGCCAACGATTGCTTTGTTGTCGTTGTATTCAAAGTAACTACCCATGCCTACCAGTGGCGCATTGTTTTTAATAGCGCAAGCCCTGATAGCTACATTGTTTTTAGTTTTTGAGTTGACATAAATGCTATTGCTTAAAATGTTATTACACGATACAGCCTGAACAAGAACGTCAGATGTATTATAAACATGAACACCTTTAGCTCCGCAGTTTGTGATGTTGCTGTTCTTAACAGTAAGCGTACTGGCATCCTTTAAATAAATAGCAGACATATTAGCACCGTCAAAATCAATATCCGAAATAGTTATATTGTTTTTGTTTCTGCAATTCATCAGCGTATCAATCACAGAAACTTTAACGCCAGATGGCGCAGATACGCCAGAGTACATATAGATGTATTTTCCAGTGCTGTCATACCACCATTCGCCTGCCTTATCAAGTGTACGCTTGTCGTTCTGTATGAAGTATCCGTAATTGGCTTTTACAATAGATAACAATGGTGTTATCCATGAACTAACGCCCCTACCTACCCTGTAATTCAATCTGTTTCCAGAATGAGACGTAATGATAGTGCGGTCAATATTCCAGTCATTGCCCCTTAACAGAAGCTCTGCGCCTGTCCAGTTGGTAGCAGATGTCAACTGGCTGTCAATTATGTAGCCAGTGTTGAAGCCCTCAAACGTAAGGTATCCATGATTGGTTGCATCAGCATTAGGGTATCTGCCTATCTGCTGCGGCTTGCCATCCTTAGTTACCATAATCAAATTGTTTTTTGCATTCACTGGTGTTTTCCATACGCCAGTCATTACATCAGCAACCCATGAGCCAGCAGTTACGAAGCCAGAAATTACAGGCCTTGTTCCTAAACCATAAGCACCAAAATACAAATTGCTGCTGCCTACATTCACAGCACCAAAGTATGTTTCGCCACGATGGAAGAAGATGCTGTCTCCTGACGAGAACGCACCAGACATAGCATTCAGTTTACTAATAGTTTGCCATGCAGTTCCGGTAGATGTGCCAGCAGCAACATCGCTACCTGCATTAGATATGTAATAGTTTGTGCCGCTTGCAGCAAGCACCTGCCCATTAACGGTCAAGTATATTGTTGTATCAACATTTGCAAATGATATTGTTTCCGCATTATATACACTGCTGGATAATCCAGACTTCAACCTCACCCATAGATTCTTTTGTGCAAGCGTTGCAGATGTGTATGGTACTGTTACGCTGGTGCTGAACCCGGTAGTTGCAGATGTTGCAGATACTTCATAGTGGGTGCTTCCGGTTATTGTTACATTGCCGGGGAAGCTAGTAAGGTTGCTGCCCTTGATGTTGAACACTGTTCCAGATGCCTGTACGCCGCCTTGCCTGTATGATGCAGTAGTAATGGAAGATGTATTTAACTGCAATGCAGAAGGTACTGATGGCGTAGGGAGCAATTGATTGATGTTCATATTCTGCCCACCAATAACTACATGCCTGAATAATACAGTGCGTTTTGTAATGGCTGGTGCTGTTGCTATATCGCCCCATGTAAACTGATAGTTGCCAAGCCTGAATGGAGGGTAAGACCTTTGAGACATATTGTATGACTTATCCATATTCGGGCCATTGACTGTTGCTTTTAAAACGCCGTCAATATATAATTTAACATACCCGGTATAGTTGCTCTGCCAGTTTACTTCAAAAATTATATTCTGCTTTTGGTTTGATACGATAGGTTGTACGGGTGTGATAATAGAAACCTTTGGTACGTGTGTACCTGCGGTTGCTGTGTCGTATTGCCTTACAATACAAAGCCACAATGCGCCACTTATGGGGCGCACACCTAATGAAAGCTGCGGATAATAGTCTCCGTATTTGAACTGACACCACAATGAGTTCCTGCTGTCATAAGCATAGTCAACTGCGTAGTAGTCAAACATAAAAAACTTTTGCGCCACTGCGCTGTCAGGTATCTCAACCTTCACTTGCTTGAACTCATCCCTGTAATTCAATCCAATCTTCGGCAGGCTTCTGTCAACATAACTGCGTATCCACCTTTCACTTAATGTGTCAATCAGTTTCATCCCTGTGGTAGCTGATGATAAACCACTTGAATTAAAGTTGAGCCGTCCACTGCACGTCTTGTTGTTCGCAGCCCAGAACGAATCACAGGACAAATACGGTGCTTGTGCCGATGCTGTTGTCAGCCCGGACAGAAACACCGCAATCATAATAAGCGGAGCTAAACTCCATAGCCTTAGTTGTTTCATAAAAATTCTCCTTTTTTGTTTGATTATAAAATATTTTAGAAGTATTGTATTATGGTTACGCTCCAATTGGTAAGCAGCCCGTCAGACCACGTTGTTGCGTAGCTGCTTGCCTCTGTCCACGTAGAGAATATTACCTTATTGTTTACCTGATTGTAAACAGACACACGATTGCCTGATTCAAGCGGCGATACAAATACCACCCTCTTAGCTGCTACTCCTGACAGGTTTGTTGCATCGTAATTGCCCAGCCCTACCCTATGCCATTGCGGCTCAAAGCCTGCCGGGAATGTATTCTCTAAAGTGATAGCTACCGGGTCAGCAGTACCTGTCTGCGATACAAGCCCTACCCATTTGTGATAGGTTATTGGCCTTGACTTTAAAGTATCATTGTGCCACACCGCATCTGCTGTTGCCAAGTCTGTAACAACATCTTTTTTCTTTAAAGCAAAAACGGTGGCAGTATCTGTTAACTTGAACCAGTTATAAAATGGTGCTGCGTTAACAGAGCAACCAAATTCACCAAAGACTGTACCCCTGTTGCCAAATACAATATGCTTCGATGGGTCTGGCACACCACTCTCTCCGCTACCAACATTTATCTGCATCCCAAATGCAGAGCCAATTATCTTTGCCCTTCCGCCATGCAACCCAAACCTTGTCTGATTTGAAAAAGCAAATTTCTTTCCTATCTCTAAGTCAGAAAATGTAGAGGTGTTTTGATAAGTAAAATCTGTACTGTCTGTTACAACATTAGCATTGCCATCAACATACAAAACTCCATTTCGCTGGTACAATGGGGGAACAGGAATAACAAGCAGCGATTCCTCAAACACACTCATGTAACCAAGCACTACGACATCAGATGGCGGTGTAGGCGCAACCGCAAGCCCAGCATCAGTATTCTCTACGCCAGCCTCGTAAACTATTTCCTCAAGCGCATTGATGTAAATAATATCTGTCCTGTAATGGCTTGGGGATGCCCCGGTTACAACCGTGTTCCATTCTGTTGAACGGATGAATGTGCTGCCATTAATTTTGTATATCAATGGCGAGGCCATATTAGCGTACAAAGTATCGTTGCCAAGATACAAACCAGAGAACTGTACAATGCCTGTGTTAGTTGCCGGGTTCGCATCAGCAAAGAGGCTATCAACCCAGCTTTGATATATAAACAGGTCGCCGTTTTCATCCACGCCAATAGGATAGGTTACGCCGTTACTGGTATCCCTTAAAGCCCTTAATGCCCTTGCGACATTTGCAAAGGCAAGGTTTACTTTGGCAGATGTAATTGCACCAGTGGTATTAAATACGATGTCGTTATTCACCTGCCGTTCCATCGAATCAATAAGCTCCGTTGGAGTTTGTGAAAAGCAGGTGCTGCTCAATAAGAGCAGCACTGCTGAAATAAAACATTTTAACTTTTTCATAATCAATTAAACATTGAATGTTAATGATGGGATGCTAACAATGTCATTAGGAAATTTTTTCCAGTAAACAACATTGTTACCTTCCTCTATATAAGTCCAGTCTGTTGCCAACACGCCATCTTCGAGTATTTCAACAGGCCTGTAATCAGCATTCCCAACAGGTGTGCGGCCGTCCAAAGCATTCGGGTCGTACTGGTTAACAAACCTTTTTGGCGACATCAAAACAGCAACATAAGCGTTAGGGTCGTCAACCCTCTCGATTGTTTTAGTACCAGTCAGGCCTTCTTGGTCTGTTGTATTTTCTGTCGCACCAGCACTTAATAAACCTGTGTACCTGCCATCTGGTGTCCACTCAAGTCCGTTGCCAGAAGCATTGCTGATTGGGATAGCATTGCCCACCCTTAAATTTGGAAACCTGTTTGTGTAATCACATGCCGGGTCAAGCACAAACTCATAAGCAAGCTCTATGGCTGGCAATGGTGCATCAGGAGGAGGGTTGTTGTTGCCGCCGCCATTGTCATTTGGTGGCTCATTGTTATTGCCGCCTCCTTCACCAGCATTGTTGCAGGCAATGGATACAAGTTTGGCGTAAGGCATTGTATTAGCCTTGTTCATTTGAACATGAACGTCATAGCAACGCTCAACTACATCTCTTGAAATTTCTTCACCTGTTTCATTGTCGGTGATAACTGTTGTCTGTTGAAACTTTACTGTTTTCATTTTGCGTTTGTTTAAATTTTAAAATATTTTAATTGATGACAAAAAAATCAATGATAGTCTCCGAACTCGTTACCCCTGTCAGGGTAACTGTAAAAGAACCTGAATTTTTAGAAATGCTTGCCACCGAAATTGTCATGCCTGTGGTTGCAATAGTTGCGAACACTTTTGATGCAGCATTAACTAAGCTATTAGTAACAGTTATAGAAGAACCGCCAGTAGCAATATTTACACTGCCGCTTGGCTTATTAATTGTTTGATTGCCAGTAGTACCTGCCGTTGTATTTGTAAAATCAAACATCAGTTTTGAGCCTGTAATAGTAATAGCTGTAGCGGTGCTTCTAAATATTGCTTGCCCTGTACCCAAATTCCATCCATCAGTTGCCGTTGTTCCTGCCTGCGGAGTATTGAAGCCTGCAAGAGTTGGAAGCGTACCGAACACAGCGTTGCCTGTTCCTGTCTTTGTCGTAAGCGCAGCTAATAGATTCGCACTGGTAGGAGTATTAAGGAATGTATTTACTGTTGTTCCTACTACCGCAACCGTACCGCTTTGGTTTTGCCATGTAACTGTTTTTGTAGGGAAGCCAACCCCACTAAAATTTTGAACTATAGCACCACTGCCAGTTGCCCATCTCATAAGCCCTCCTCCGTCAGGGATTATATTAAAGTTATTTCCTACGATAATGCCGCCGGAAGTGTTGATGAAATTATTAAAAGTTCCAATTGCGGCAGTAAAATTATTGCTGCCTAAATTCACATCGCCTGTCGCTCCTGTGTATGGAACGCCGCCACTTGCAGCCTGCCAACTCAAATTACTTCCATCAGTTGAAAGGTACTTTCCGCTCTGCCCGGACTGCGATGGCAGTGGAATAAGTGATGCTATTGAAGAATTGATTGTAGAGATTTGTCCGTTGATAGTTGAAATCTGCCCCGTATGCGTACTAACAGTTGAGGATATAGAGCTAACGTCTATGCCAACAGCTTTAACCTCCGTACCAAGAGAATCAACAGTACCCATTACAGCGTTGCTCAACTTAGTCATAGCTGTATTGAGCTTTGCGCCAGTGATACTGTTAAGCCCATTGCTTTTTATATTAGCATTGATATAAGTCTTTGCATCATTTAGTGTAGCCGTTGGGGTTTGCCCAAAAGAAAATACGCTTGTTAAAATAAGTGTTGCAATTAGAATCTGTTTCATCGTTTTTTTGTTTGTTAATTCGTTAATTAAAATCGTCATTAAAGTCGGTGTCGTCAAAATCTTGAGACCCTGCATCTTTAGCACCGCAGCATTGGTTTGATGTGTCAATAAAGTCAGAGGTATTAATTGCTTCGTTGCCGTATGAATGGTCATTGAACACAATAAACAGTGCAGTCTTTTCTATGTACTGAACGCCGCTCAATACGCTCCCTTTCCTGATGCCTACTATATCTGTTTTATCAAGGTCTATTACAATCTCTTTAGAACATGGCAGTAATTCTCCGTCAAGAATCGTGTACTCAAATGTTTTCAGTTTCATTGCCATTTATTTAAAGGGATTATTTTGAATTAGGTATGCGGACAAATACCACGCCTGCGCCAAACGTTCTTTTTCTTTCCATGACCTGACCGCCATTGCTCTGGTTAGTCAAGGAAGTGTTGCCTTCGTAGGTTGAGAAATGGCTTTCATCCAGTCGTTTTTTAAACAATCCTGTGTGGTCATACCTGCCATCGTTATTCCAGTCAAAGAAAACAATGTCGCCCTCCTGTGGGTCTGTTACAATCCAGCCTTTCTTTCTAAAGAAAGCAACCGCAGTCTGGCATCCTGCATAGCCTTTTGAAAACCCGATATTAGGCAACGGGAATCCAGCCATGAAATAACACCAGCTAACGAATATGCCGCACCATGCAACACCATCAAAGCCAAACCACTTTCCGTATTTTGTCTTGTTAGTGTTAGCAGGGATTTCAGTATATCCAACTTCTTTTGAGGCGATACCCAATATCTTCGCCCCTTTTGTAATGTCTGCCATAATAAAATATTTTATTTTAATGCAAAATAAAAGCCTGCCGTAGTTAATACAAGCAGGCTTCTCGGAATTATAAATGATTTCATTTATAATTTACTTCGCTTTCTTTATGGCTTCCCGTATCTGCTCCCCATACTTGAGCATGGTTGCAGCTTTCGCAAACGTAGTGGCGGCTGTATTCATTCGTTGCTTAACGGTCTCGTTTTTATCCATTGCGTCTATGACAGTCTTAGGCATCTTGTCAAAATACTCCTTCCTTTTATCATTAAAGAAATCGGTCTGGTCATCAGTCAATTCTATCTTCTCTTTGTTCACTGTTACCACACGCCCCTTGTCCGGGTCGTTCATAAGGATAGTATAAGGCTTCTTGAAATTTGCATCGTTATCTACCTGCGCCTGTTTGATGTGGGCATGTAGCACCCTGTTAAGGTCTGCGTCTCCATATCCAGTAAAGCCTGCACCATCGCTCAATAAGCCCAGCAATGCCATCCCTTTGTCTTTGCTTGACACAGTAACAGGGCTTCCATCGCTGGCTGTGTGCTTAAATAAATATTCGTACAGCCTCGATACGTCCTCTGGCACATCTTGTGCTGCTGCCTGAAATGAACCCATTAGTGATGACTGTCCGCTTTTTTGTTTCGGTTCGTAAAATATTTTATCTCCGCCAGAAGCCTTAGCGATTTCGTTAACCCCGGAGTTCAATTGCTTCTGTGCGATGTCTGGTATTATTGATAACGCAAACCCATTGAATACATTTGTCCACCATTTAATGCCTGCGTTATCCCAATAAGATTGCTCCCCTTCTTGGCTGATTATTTTCTTTCTCTTTTTTGTTTCATCATCGTCTCCTCCAAACAGTGAGCCAAGCAGGAATGGAATTGTTTTATACAGCGTGTACCCTATGCCCAGCTTCGCTGCATTGAAAATCATTTCTTCGGATAGCGATGCCAGTAATGTTTTGTAAGATGTATTGATTTCATCTTTGCGCTGTTCTTCCGATGCCTTAATGATTTGCTCCTGCCCATTAGAATCAAGAATAGTGGCATAGCTTCCTTTAGATAGGGAGCGCAAGTTGTTGAACAGGCTGACGCTTTTATTAAATTGGAATGAACTGAATGCAGCAAGCATCGCCTTAACAAACACCAGACCACCAGAAGTGCTTTGCTGAAATTCGCTGCGTGATGAGTTTGCATTTACGTTCATTGCATTACTGGTCATTATCTGTGCGTATGACACAGCCTCCTGATTAGGGTTCTGGTTCTCGTTAGCCCAATCAATATCAGAAGCGTTTGTAACCACGCCATTCTTAACAAGGTGTTGTGCGTAATAGGCAAGCCAAGAACCTCTGGCGGCAACCACATCGCCCTTCTCAATGAAGTACCCCATACGCTTTGCCCTTTCGCCAGTGTATTTGTTTTCACCATGCACCACCTTGTCGTAGTATTTTTTGAAAACAGATTTATCTTTATCCTGCGCTGCAAGCTCTTTCTCTTTATTGAAATCATTAAAGATATTGAGGCCTGCCTTTGTCTCTCCCCTCCTTCCTACCTGCTGGCCATGCAGCAATTCATTTGCATCCAAGTCATTTGCCGCAGCACGTACACCTTCAAGAAAAGAATCCATGCTGCCGTTCAATGCCATGTACACTGCCGTATTTGAGTATGCGGATATGCTTTGCTTAACGAATGCAGAGAATGAATATAGCTGACGCTTGGTGGCAAGTTGCCCAACTTCATTTGCAACAGCCCTTATATTCTTACTAACCGCATCCTGTTCCAGCTTCTGTAATCCAACCTCATTGTTTACGTGGCGAGTAATTGTTTTCTTCATCGTCTCATGGTTCGATGTTCCAACGTTTTTGATGAAGTCCTCTGACTTCAATACGTTATACATAACCATGCGCTCTTTAGCAGTGTACACGTCATGCAGCATAGACATTATGTTCTTACCATTGAGGCCAAGATAATCCATCCTGAACACCCTCTGGTTATCGCCAACCTTTGCAAGCCGCACCCTGTTTCCCTTGACACGCTGGTTTGTTGCTCCGCCAGTAAGCGTGTACCCGTTCTGTTGAGCAGCAAATGCTGAACCCTTCCATGAGTTCTCATCCACTGCAACTACGCCGCCATTAAGATTCCTGAATGAATCAGGGCTGTAATTATCCCAAGCCTCAAACTTCTCATTCAGTAATCCGTTCATTGTCTGCTGGAATGTCTGCTTGGTATCGCCATAGAATTTCTGAACCAGTGCGTACACCTCTTTCTCTGCTGGGTCTAAATATTCGCCAGTTGAATTATCAAAGATTTCTTTAGTAAGCAGCTTGCGCTGGTCTGCATCTGCCCAATCAATACCTGCCCTGTCTGCAACAAGCAAGCGAAGGGATTCAACTTGTGCGTATTCTATTTCAGCTTCGGCCTTTTCCTGATTATTGCCCTGACGCTTTATGCCAATATCAGAATACATTTCATCAATCCTTTTCAGCAACTCTTTATTCTTTTCCAATAAGCTGGAATTTTGAATAGACTGGTTTAATATGCTGAACACCTGCATCCGGGTATTGGCATGTATATCCATTTCCTTTTTGTTCCTGTTCAATATCTCCTCAAGTGGTGTTTGAAATTGTTCACGATAATGATTGTACGCTTTTTGCGCCTGCTGTTGAAACTTGTTTACGCCAGCCCAATTAAATAACTTTGATGTGAACACTGCACCAGAGTTTGCTATGTGAAGGAACACCTGCTCCACGCTTGACAGCGATTCAAATGTTTTACCCAGCACCTTTCCATCGTATGCGTTGTCCTTTAAAACAATATGGTTATCCAGCATGTAGTCTGTCATTTCCCTTACGCTCTCCTGTGCCAGATAAATTGATTCGATATAATCAAATCCGCTATCGTCATTGTTGTCAATGTAATTATTAAGAACATTGGAAAACAAACGAAGCTCATTTGCATCCATGCCGTCAAGCACCACATCTTTCAATACTTTTAATTTATACCGTTGTTCATCTGTCAGGGAAGTGTCGTCTAAATCAATTATAGCCTGCTGTGCAGCCATCACATCTTCAAGCGCAGTAATCAGCCCTTCGTGTTGTGGAGAGGTTGTATCGTCAGCAGAGTTCCTTATATCGTCAAATACAATGGCATCTGTATTGATGCCGTCAAGGGTCTCACTTATTTTTGATGACAGGCCAGCAACAGCATTGTCAATTTCGCCAATCGCTTTTCTCTTTTCACCAAAAGACATTTCATTGGAAGCGATAATGCCGTTTATTTCTTTTTCAATATCAACTCCATCTGGCGCAGTAATGGAAACTGTTTGAGATGCAACAGTATAATCGAGAGATGATTTAAGGTCATCCATTTCGTCTTTTATCTCCTGCCTGTAATTGCCAAGCTGTGCGTCTTTTTCTGTTGTAATGAAATCAGATATAGCATCGTTAGTGTACTGGCGAATAGGCGAAGTCTTTACAACCCTGCTGTCGTTAAAGTCTTTCAGTATGCTTAGGTACTTATCCAAATCAGTTACGTCAGACACATTCATGCCAGTTAGTTCTTTAATAACAGCTATGTCATTCTGTGTAACCACGCCGCTCTTAACTATACGCTTTGCTTCTCTCTGGGCTTTCCTTGCATCAGTAAGTTTATTATAATAGTCAGCTTTGTTTATCAGCTTGTCTATTACCTGTTGCAGTTTTTTAAATGTCTTGTTCGTATATACGTTGCCAGCAGTAGCGGCAAGTTGCAATAATTCTTGTTCAGTGAATGTTACTCCTTTCAGTGCGCCAGACTTGTACAGGTCAGTAAGAATATCAGCAACCTTATCTCGGAAGTATTTATTCCTGTCTTTGATGTCAGCAACCTTCTGCTCATAATCTTTCTTCGCCTGCTCCATCTTATCTTTAAGAGCTAAGACTTTTTGCCTGCGTTCCTCATTTTTCTTTTTTATCAACTCGTTTCTTTCAGCCGCAGATTTACCTTTAAGGTCAGCAGCCATCTGCTGCCGCTCTGCATTCTTGTATGCCTTTAGCAGTTTATAATTTTCGTTGAACTCTTTGGTAGCCTTAGACAGGTTTTTTCTGGCAGTATTCATTGCCTTGCGGTATCCATTGTTGTAGGCATTGTATTGCTTACGGAGAAGCTCTACCTCTGTCATAGTTACCCTCTCCGGGTATTGCTGGCGCAAAGCATCAAGTACAGCCTTCGCATTTTTGTTTGCAGCAGCATCCTCTTTATCTTCTGTCAACTGTTGCAGCGATGCTATATAGGTCTCAAGATTATCCGCAGGGATATTCAATTGCTTGTTGAAATCTTCTATGCTTATGCCTGCATTGATTTTCAACAGGGCTACCCCATCCCGTATGTGGGCAAGGTAATCACGTTCCTCTATGGATTCAACCTGCGCCTTGCGCCTGTCTTTTGAATCAAGCTCTTTGTCCTGCCTTGCTTTGTTGTACCATTCACGTACCCTCTTGGCATAATCAAATGCGCTTTCATTGTCGAGCCTTTCAGGTTTGCCTTCCAGAGGTTTGTTAGCAGCCAGTGGTGCAGATATTTCACGCTGCTTATAATCAACTACCCTATCAACAAGTTCCTTTCCAAACTGCTGCTCAAGAGCTTCCCTGCCGCTATACAATTGCCCATCTGCGTTAGTAGTATTGGTAGCCTGTTCGTAAATGAAATTGATTACATCTTCTGCTGGCGCACTGCGAATGCCAATCTTCATAGTGTCGGGAACAGTTGAGTTATTCAACTGTTCTAATATCTGGCTATGCAATTGTTCACGTTCACTCATTCTTGTTTGAAGCCCAAACTTCACATATTTATCAAGCAGTCTGGCTGTCTCATCTAAAACGCTTTTACCTTTAACTATATTGCTTACAAAGCGTAATATTTTTTCTTTCATCCACTGCCATACGCTACCGCTTTTTTGCCCCTGTTCGCTGGCATTGTATTCAAGAGATGCAAACCATTGCGCTATATAAGGATTAGTCATACCATACGTGATAAGCTCTTGTGGGTCTGCGTTATCTTCAAGCATGAACGAGATGTACTTCTGTGTGGTGGCATCAAGTTTGGTTATATCCTGCTGCTTCAAGAAGGCAATCACCTTGCCTGCATCCTTATTGAACTCACCAGCAAGCTCCGGGTTGTTTTCAAAAGAATAGTGGGCAGCTTTATGGATAAGCTCATGTGCCAAGAACTCCTGTGTATCTGCAACTGTCAGGCTCTTAAATTCAGGATGGCTAACGTTGAAGTATATCTCATCGCTTAAAGGATTGTAAAAGGCAATGCCATCGGTCTGGCGCATTGCCCGGAATCCAATCTGTACATCTTGAGACTTGCCCCACTGGAACATATCAACCATCCCTTCGTTAGTTACAGGCCACTCGTTTTGTAAGTCTGCAAGTGAAACAGTTTCACCTTTCTTGTATTGGGTTATACTTGATGGCTGGTCAAGCCCTTCCTGTACATTATCGTAAGCACCTCTCATCTGCACATCTTCATCGGATGCCACAGCTACCTTCTGGTCTGCAAACTTAAATTTCAACTGTGCTTCCTTTTTAAGCGCAATAGACTGCTCATATTTATCACGGTCAATAATATTGCCGCTCTTATCCTTTGACTGTTTTTCCAGCGTTGCAGCTTCTTTGAACAAGTTCAATGCTGCAACATTCTCTCCACTGAAATTCACCCATGAGTTTTGCATCCGGGTCTCCATCGTCATAGCTTTCCTTGCCAGAGGGGAATACATTTGAGAGTGAGACCTCCATGCGTTCTCCTCACCAATAGCACCAAACTGGTTTCCAATATGGGCATGGCCAAAGAAATCATGTACGCCCCGGAACACATCGTTATAAGTAAGCTCCATGCCACTGGCAACCATGCCTGTCTTTTCAAGCAATGGGTTTTCGCTGGCATCAAAATCTTCATTGCTGCCAAACTCATTCAGTGTAGGCAGTATCCATAAATGTTTATTCTCCCTAACGTCATCGGTCATTGCCTTAGAAGAAGAATAAGGCTCTCCCTTGCCACTCCATAGCTCAAGGTTATAACCTGCATCCGTAATCGCATTCCATTGTGCAAGCGTTTCTTTTTTAAGGGCTTCGTATGAATCTATTGTAGCCTTCTCCTTTGGCGCATGTACAACCTGCTCAAATCTTTTGGCTCTATCCGCAGATTCTTTTTCGTTAAGGGAAGTAACTGGCCTTGTATCAATATCGTTGGCAATGCCATTGTTCCGTACATAATTAACAGCAATATTATGTACGTCAGCGTTAGGCTCATTAAGCAGTTTCTTCCTGAACTGTACAGCCTGTGCATGTATAGTTGGGTTAAGCTGGGCAAACTGTTTGTTGCCAGAAAAAAAGGTAGGTATAAAAACATTTTCAAATTCTGATTTGCCGTCAAAAATCAAATCGTTTTTGCCAGAGCCATCATCCATTACTATCCTGTTTTCATCTGCGCTAACGACAGTCATCTTCTCATTGTTTGGCAAAACAATTTCATCGCCATCTTTTATATTGAACGTTGAAAACCTGCCAGCATTATTAGCCGCAGGTTCTACTACCCGGTTGTACTCATCCCTCTCCATGCCATTGTACTGGACACCCATACGCCTTGATATATTATTTACTGCGCCGAAGTAATTGCCATCACGTATGCGGTAAATATCGGAACGCAAAGAATTGCGCTGGCGCACCAGTGTTTTATCATCCGGGTTTTCAGCCAGCCGTGTATCAATCCGTGCAAGCTCTGATTGCTTATTGACAAAAATATTGCGCTCTTTATCAGAAAGGTATTTGCCATCAAACCTTGTTTCTGTTTTCTCAATAAGGCCTTTTCTTAAAGCCTGTTCCTCGGCTATTTCCTTCTTGTACCTTTCTTTTAAAACATCATCAGTAGTTTTGGTTATTGCATCTGCAAGAGCAGCCTCCTTTGTCCTGCTGTATAAATATTCTGCCCGTTCAGTTATATTCATTTTAGTTCCGTCATTCTTATTTGCTGGCATTTGAGAAGCAATAGAATGAGCCGTGTTAACTATTTGCATTTTAGCAGAAGCCTCATCCGGGTTCATCATGCCTTTACTAACGGCAGTGTTTATGTAATCCTGAATGGTTGTCAGGTTTGCAGAAGCAAGGACAAGAGCAGCTTTATTATTATCAAGCCCTGTATTATGGTTGCCACCGCCGCTACGGAGGAATGCTGGTATAGACATGGATACCGCCGTTGATACAGCAGTCTTAAATAATTCATCCCCTAAATCACGGTTGCCTGCCTGCTTAGGGTTAAGCACAACGTTAGTTGCATAATTTGCAAGCTGCGTAATTTCTTCCTCCGCAATTTCCTGCCCGGTAGTGGCTGCTGCACTCAATAATCTTTTGCCTGCATATTCACCAACTTTAGCCCAAGCATTTTTATCTACTCCCTTTTTTAAAATATTTTCAGAAATGTTTTTTAGAAGTCCGGGTATCGCTTCCTTTTTGAAACCGCCTATTATTTCACGGCCTAATTTAACATCAGGTAAAATCAATTCGCTTGCTCCCTCCATTGCAGCAAGGAACTGCGCCCCCAACTTTGCAGAAGCATCATCTTCTGTCATCTGTAAAGTTGTTTTAAGGTTGCTGTCGTATGATTGAAGATAGCCTGTTGCAAATGTTGATATAGCCTCACGGTTACGCAGGAGGTAGTTTCCAATCTTGCTCCCAGCAGATACTGCATCTGCGGCAATAGATTCTGCCGCAGCATCAAGCCCGGACAATGCGCCTCTGGCGGCAGCAGTTTCGGTAGCTGCGGCAGCACCAGCTTCGCCAACACCACCTGCCAAAGCTCCAATGCCACCAACAATTTCGCCGCCTGCATAAGCAAGGCCTGCCTGCGATGCAAACTGCCCTAACCCATATACCGCATCACTCAATGTATTAAGCACTGTTCCTTTCATTGATTCAGGCCGTTGCTCCGTATATGTGCTTAACTGCTGGTTCTTGGCTTCGTTGTATTCCTGCGATAATGGCTTTCCAAAAGAATCGCCCCATGCAGCGATGCCCCTGAAAGGTTGTGCCGCACCTTTAAATAGCTCACGTACAAGCCCACCCTTTTTAACGCCATTCATGCCAACCATCCATCCTTCGTCTCCTTTGATTGAATTGATAGCATCAACCACTCTTGGGTCATCCTTGTTTACGCCAATAGATTGAAGTGCGGCTGGCAATGCCGCATTGATTTCTTCATCGCTGTACATATACGACCCTGTTACATTGTTGCCAAGCAATGATTCCTTCTCTGCCTTTTCATCAAGCCTGCTGCCAAGCTCATCAGCAATAGCAGACTTCAATACATCTTTTGTATTTAAGAGCAGGTCGGAAGATTGCTGCATGATGCCCCTGTGGTTGGAGATGAAATCTTCAATAGTTTGCTTCCCGGTTGAAAGGCCTTCAAGGTTATCAGAATTGTTTATTGACAAGCCTACATTAGTAAGCCGGAAGTAATCATTGGAAGCAACTGGCTCTCCGTTAGCAATCTGTTTTGCAATCCTTGCATACTCAACAGGGTCTGCAAGTTTTCGCTGGTTCAACCCTGTTATGAAATTTGCATCTATTTTCTTTGAGCCAAAAAGCAAAGCGTTGTTTACGGCAGAACTGGCAGCACCATAAACCGGGCTTGCGTAATCCATGCCCTTTTCAAATATTGTGCGCTGGTCTGCATACTGCACCACCACATCTTTCGCATCGTCAGCAGTTCCCCTGTCAGCCATCTTAGAAGAAAGCCTTTCAAATAAATTGTTTATCGTATTGTTATCTGCATCGTTTTTATATCCATTGTCATTAAACACCTCATAAGGCAAATCGCTTCTACCTTGAACACGATGCTCTGTGTATTGCTCTTTTGTATCTGCGTTCACCTTATCCTTTAACGCTTTTACTTTCTGAAAGTAATCGCCGTTAAGTTCAGTGCCAAGCTCCACTCCGTACCTGTCTGCAAAACGCTGCGCTTCCGCCATGCTCACATCGCTAAAAGAAAATGCGTCATTCCTGTACGCATTTTTCAATCTGATGTTTTGTACATATTCCTGCGCTTTTTGCCTTTCAGGAGAACCTATGTACTTATCATCCGTAAGGTAGTTTTGTATTTCGCCAACAAATGCTTTGTTGTATTCGCCTGTATCGAATTGCCCAAGCCTTTCAGGGTATGGTCGGCTGTCAGGTGGCTGTGGTATATCAAAAGATGTAACAGGTATTTTCACGCCATCGTAATCAAGCTCAAGCCCTCCTCTCATAAAACCCATCGGGTCAATAGCCTTGTAAAAATCAAAGGTATTACTTCCTGATTCTTCTGACCCCGATGTAGCAGTATCCTTTTGAGTACCCTCCATAGAATCCCCATTTGATAAATCTGTGCCACCATCTTTTTTTTTTACGCCGATGTCATTAGAGAACTGGCCTATATCAGGCAACCCTTCAACCCCTTTTGATTTCATAAAATCAAGGGTGCTTCTCTGTGTCTCCGGGTTAGCAGCAAAGTCAGTTTTGAACTGTTGAAATTCAGGAAGCCCTTCAACTCCCTGACTTTTCATAAAGTCGTATATGCTTTGTAATTTCTCGTCCATAAAATATTTTATAATGCAGTTTTATTATTCGGTTACATAAGTAAGGACACCCTTCGCATATACATACTTGCCTTTTGCTTGGTCTGAAAACTTAAAGAATTTGTTCATCTCGTCAGTATCCGGGCTTCCTTCTTTAAAGCCTTTTTGTTTCCTCCATTTAGAAGCCCTGTCCTCTACCGTAGTTGCATATTTTTTTCCACCGAGGCTATAAAAATCAACCCTGCCCTGCTCTTTATTCCTGATGATTTTACCAGCTTCGGGTTTGCCGCTTGAGTAATCAAGGTAATCAACAACAAGGTTTCCATCTTTATCCCTGCTGCTTCCTGTTATAATTCTCTTTGGAACTTTCGTCTCAACAGATGTTGTTGTCTTAGCAAGAGGGTTGTTAAGGTCTGGTATTTCAGTTCCTGCCTTCACAGAAACTTCTGAATCGTCTCCATAGATATTATTCAGGTATCCAACATTAACGCCGCCTGTGGTAAATGCCGAAGTCAATGCTTCATTGTACGACCTGCCAAGCGCATCAAGCTGCTTCTCCTCGTATTTATGCGGAAGGTTCGCTTTATACCTTTCAGTTCCATCGTTAAGTTTAGCAATCTTCCATTTCATATCAAGCTCCTCATCCTGCAATCCATATTTGGATTCCTCCATAGAATTGAAATAATTGTTTTGAGGAATGAATTTGCCTGCGACATTATCTACCCATTCGTCAAAATTATTCCCTTTCAAATTTGCTGGCAATTTATCCCATGTAGTCATTGCCACATCACGCAATGTCTTTCCAGAATTGGAACGGTCTCTCTGGTTATTGATATACTCTTTGTACGCATCCTTAAATGCCTGCCTGTTGTATTCCACCCCTTCTGCTGTTGTAAGCCACTCCTCTGTCTTGTCCGGGGCAATGCCACGCTTAACAGCCTCCTCTTTGCTTTTCTGCATGGCAACAGACGTAGCCAGCTTAATAGGCTCGTTAACATCGAATACATAAGGAGTGTCAAACGTAAACAATTGCCTTTCACCCAAAGGCGCATTCTCAAAAGAACTTATTGCACCCTTATTAAAGTCGGTATTGAAATCAGGATGAGCCATAAGGAAATTCTTGTGCTGTGTCCTGTACGACAAATCCTGTTTTGATTGTGATATTTTACCACGAAGCTCCGCCTCTTTTCTTTTGAGGTCAGCATATAACTCCGGGTTGCTGGCAGGGTTTCTTAGCACTCCGATATTTTCAGCCATTTCGCCTGCAAGGCCTTTGTAGTCATCAATGATTTTGTCGTAATCTTTTTCCATCACGCCATTAACATCAAGGTCATTAAACCCTTTAAAGTTATCAGCAAGGTTCTTCTGGAACTGCTCATACTTCCACCTGTCATTCTGTTGCTTGGCCAGTGTAGCGTTGTTTAAAAGGTCAATGCCTTTGTTCCAATTGAACACAACGTCAGTACCGCCGACACCAGCAGTGCCATAAGCCAAATCGGCATCTCCCTTGATGCCGGTTATTTCGCCTAATGATGGTTCGTTTGCCATATAAATAAAATGGTTTTATTTGTTAGTAGTCGCCGTATTGAAGTTTATAGAAATCTTCAATATCCATGTCTTTGTAATTAGGAGTTCCCTGTGCAATAGCCAGCCTTAAAGCCTGCTGTTCTGGGGTCAGGGTATTCCATCCGCCAGTTCCTGTCTGCCCACCATACTGAATCATGCCCGGTGTCGTATTAGTTGCCACCTGCTCACCTGCTGGTGCAGCAGCAGAAGCGGCAGCACCTCCGCCCATCTTAAACATATCTGCGTTCTGCCCTCCTGTAAACATAGATGTAGCCACTCCCATGCCTTCTGACAGCCCTGTGGAGATGTTCTGGTTGCCAGCAGCCCTTGCTGCGGCAGCAGCCTTTGCTTTGTCTTTATAAGGCTCGTATTCATCAATAGCCCACTTCTGCGTTTTCTGGCCAGCCAAGTCCTTGTTCCTTTCAATAAGGTACTGTATATTGGTTGTCTGCCGTTCAGCATCCTTAGCTGCCACCTCCTGCAATCCACGCTGGTAATCATCATACATACCCTGAATGGAATTAATGCCGCCACCAGCCTGTAATGTACTGTCAACGCCTTTGCCAAGCCCTCTCCATGATTCGGTGGTGTAGAAGTCCATAGCCTTGTCAGTAAGGCCATGCTGTGCCATGCTTTGAGACATGCTTTGGTTGTTGAAGTATTCGTCCTGTATATTGAACACAGGACGCTTGTTGGTTTTTTCAAGCTGGTTTGCTTTGTTAAGCTGGCCTATACCAGAGCCAATCTTGAAAAGACTGCTAACACCTCCTATGACTGCACTTGCTATTAGTGGCATTGTAAAATATTTTATGAATGAATCAAAAGTACGTGAGAAATTCCATCATGCACCATTTCTCTTATATCTTCAAACCCGTTTTTTTTCAAATGTTTAATCGCTGTCTCATTCTTGCTGTAAATACATACGCCAGTAGGCTTCCCTTCCATCAATAATTTTGCGTCTGCCCAATACTGGCTAAGGAACTTTGCATCCCTGCATTCTGGTATTACATGAAACCCTTCTATCACGTACATCATTATGGGGTACGTTTTGTTTATAGCAAAAAAGCCAGCCACCTGCCTGCCAGAATAAGCAAGATAAAACTCCGTGTCTGTGCTGATATTATTAAGGCTGTCATTAGCTGCGCCGTATGCGCTTTTGCTTTTGGTTTTATGCAGGTTCTGAACAAAGTCGGTATCGCCACTGTATATCGTATGCAGTGCGACCCATATTTGTGTCCTGTCATAAACCCTTTTAAACTCCATTGTTGGCTACGGCTTTTAATCTTGATAACTCTTTTTCTATTTTCCGCTCCGCATTCTTCTTGTTTATTGCATAGGTGTAAATGCAATCCTTTTTAACTATCAGCTTCCTGCTTATCTTTTTTGTTTCGATATTCTTTTCTGAATATTCAAATGTAGCAAGCGCAAGCGTTAAAGCCTTTTTATTAAACTCCCACAACTTGCATTGTGGAGGGATTGTTTTACTGCCAAGATATGTAGCAGGGTGCTTCTCCTGTCCTACACTTATTTGTTGCGAGGCTAAAGCCTGCGGCCTTTCGTCAATTAGCATTCTTTCCGTTATTTATTGCGTTAATGATTTCCTCCTTTGATATAACCATGCAGTTAATAGTGATAGAGCCATCGTCTGATACCACGACATCAGATGCTGATTCTATTGCCTTTAGCTCACCTGCTTCGTTGTTAGCATGTACCGTATGCGCCACACTTAATTTGCGCTCCCCATCAAGATACCTTTTGTATAGCGATTCAAATATAACCTTGTCAACTATAACGCCCGTAAGGCTCTCGTATGTGTTGTTGGAAGGATTGAACCGCAGGTACTCTTTACCAGTCTTGTTTGGCAACACAGGCCTTCCTTTTCCAACCCTCCAATCTTCAAGAGATTTTTCAATAAATGTTTGGTGCTTTGCCATGTTTACACTAAAGCATTTTTCTTTTATTGACTGTAAATTATTGCTTACTATAAACTGCCTTGCTTTGTCTGGCACTGCAATTTTAAATGCTTTGTAAAAAAGGAAGTAATTATCGAGCAGGCATTCCAGATAGTAAAATGATTTCTTATTCCCAGCCGCAGATTCAGCCCTGTATTTTTCAAACGCTTTAACCCAGCAGTCTCCGCATATTTCAGCATTGTCATAAATTGATTCTGGGTATGAAAACATTTGCTCTGGCACTGCGATTACTTGTGTTGGTAGCACCTCTGCAAAAGCGTTTAACTTAAACACTTCGTTTTCAAAGTTGCTGCCAAAGCTAAACACAGAATACTCTGACCCCATCCTGCATACGGGCTTGCCTTTGTAAGACACAATATTGCCAGAGATGGAATAATCATCCCCGGTTTTGCCCTCAAGTACGTTCTCAAGATTAAAGTCCTTCGTCATCAGTTGATATTGATATGGTTAACAATAGCTGGCTTATTATCTTCGACACCTCCTGCTCCCTGTCTTTGAATACCCTACGCATTACTATTGCTTTCTTGCTGCCCAAATTTAAGTCAACAATAGCAAACCCAGCAAATACGCTTGCATCTTCTATCTTATACACCTGACAATCTGTTGCCAGCTTCAATGCAGCCTTAACGAGCCTGTCAATTTTTGTTGGCGTACTAAGTTTGCCAGAATAGAACAAGTCTTTCCTGTCGCAGTATGTGGCTGTTATCACCCTTGCAATATCGTTCTCAAGTATCAGTTCCATTTTTATTTGCCTGTTTTTTCAGAGAAAGTATTTCTTATATTAAATGCGCCCACTTCAAAATATTTATCTGCGTCATCAATGTACACTAAAAACCTAAACCTGCCGAATTGGCCAAACATTCTTTTGCCATCCAAAAGCATTGACCTGTTAAGCCGCAAATCCTCATCGCTTGGATAGCTGCTCATATCCCTAAGCACTGATGCGTACTGTATATTTTCTTTCTTTTTAAAATATTTTACAGGGATATAGGAATAGCTGAAAGGCTCTGGCGTAACCACCTCGTCAACATACCACCTTACGCTGTTGGATTCAACCTCGACAGACTGGTATATTTTGTTTTTGTTGTCCGGGTCGCTTTCTACAACAACGCACATGGCTGGAACTCTGAACCCAAAGAATGTATTAAATAATGTTGCCGGGAATAGATTATGACCCCATGCCATTCCGTTATTAAATACAATCATCAGTTTGCCTTCCTTAGCGTGTTTAAGGCTTCCGTAAAATTCTGGGATAATCGTAGCCCATCTTGTCCATTTGCTGTTGTTGATAGAAAATACAAATGTTTCACTTTTGTCAAGGGCTATTTTCCTTTCAAGGTTTACAAAGTTTATCGGCATCTGCCTGTCAATGTTCCTTCTCCTGAATGTAAGGTAGTATTCATTCCTTGCGTGGTCAATCCCAGCTATCAAATCAAATAGCCTGTTCTTGTAGTTTGCAGGAGACAGGTTCTTGTTGTATTTAGTGATGGTTGTGAACTTGGCACTGAAATAAGATGAGTTGTCTATTTCAGATATTGCATTAGCTGATTTGAAATCCATCAATATAACCGCCCTGTTTTTTGAATCAGCCCAGAATATCTTTCCATCGTGGTAAACAATAGATGATGTATGCTCGTATTCGCAACCGTAATTATCTCCCACTTTTTGATATGGGCTATCAAGATTGTTCTCAAGGTTTGTTGCTATTATCCTTCCATCCGAAGTTGACTTTACATAATTCAAGTCATAGCCTGTCAAGAACCAATCATTTTGACAAATGAATGCAACGATATTCATTGCTGCTTTTGCCGCAACTATGCCACCCCAATCCTGACCTTTAAATTGTTTCCTGTTACGCTCCCTGAATGTAGCAAGGCCATTAACCCTTCCTTCGTTAACAAACTCGTCAGACTTGATTACATCGTCAGGATACCAGCGTTGCTCTGCCTGTGCATCTGTGGTGTGCAGCCTGCCGCAAGAGGTACAATTCTCTCCCCAGAAGTCGGTAATGGATGCCCCTTCAAACGGATGGTTGAATGCCTTGCCAGAGCAGTCTTTAATCTTGATGTACCTGTTCTGGTAGTATGTATCCCAAGTGTCAAATATTATCTCTCTGATGCCACCCATAAGCTCTCCATCCTGAACAGGGTACATACCACACATTTCACAATACATCTCCCTTTCGGAAATTTCCTTTGGCCTTATTACCTCTATCCAGAAGCCACACTTATCACGTAAGCTCTCAAGCCTTTTGTCATAGCCGATTATGATTGATTTGCCATCGGTCTGCTGCTCCGGGTTGAATGTAATGTTTGAGCCATTAGCCTGCACGTTAATCTGTGTCTGCACTGATTCGTTATAGTTAGTTCCGAGTATCGGATAGTCCATGTACCCGTCAGTAGCAGTAGGGTTAAATGAAGTTCCATCACCATCATCATATATCCTGATAATATCGCCCTTGTTTATCTGGTACTTCGCAGTCGTTGCGAAGTTATTATCTACGTTGAAATCTAAAAGAGATTGAATCGTAATCTTGGCACGAATCAAACCTCCCTTAGTTGTAACCTCATCGCCCTTTGTGTCAAGGAATTTTATTCCGTCTCCTACCCATTGCAGGTATGACCTGAAATTCAGGTTCGGTGTCCTGAAAAATGAAACGTATGCAGTTCCCTTTGGCAGTCCAAGAGAAGCCGGAAACGATGCTTTTATTTTTTGCGGAGCATAAGAATTTGTTTGAAGGAAGGTTGGTATGTCAACATAATTTATCCTGTTAACGAATGTTCCCCTGCCGCCCAAATCCCATGCTACCATTCCTACGCCATACCTGCCACCGCCTTTCAACGCTTTGTTCCTGCCTACTACCAGCTTGAATTTTGCGTCTATTGATGTAGGGTAGTTCCTTACGTTACACGCAACGCATGGAGATAGGGAGCTGTCGTAAGGGTAAAGCTCCGGGGCTTTACAGTCGCATGTATAAAACAAGCATTCGCCGCCAGCATTTACATATATCTTATCTTTCCTTATTGCCTCATAGCTGTTATGCACTATAAGCTCAAATGTTCCATCGCTGCCAGTGTAAGCCGTAGCACCTCTGGTAATGGTTACAGCGACCCCAGCAAGCCCGTTCACGCCATCGCAATCAGTTATCTTGCCCTTTACCAGTACCCGGTTGCAATCGCCTATAATACCAGCGTTGTTATCCTTTATGGTAGCATTGTATTTTACATAGACAGAATCAGCACCCCAACTGAATAAACCTCCGGGAGACGAGCCATTCTTTGATGAAAACAAAACATTGTTTGTAGTCTTGCAATTAAGCGTACCCCGGAAATCAACCTCTGCATACCTTGCTTCGCCCCTGCCGACAAACGCAAAAAAGAATCCGTTGTGGTCAGTAAAAAATCCATCCCTGAAAAATTGGCCATGATTGTTACCATAGCGAAGAAGCTCTACTCCTATCTTGTTCTGATTGTCCTCGTTGACATACCCTTCATTAAACCTCCATCTTTCAGCATCGCCAGCTACATTGAATAATGCGCCGCTATCAAAATAATATGGGCAGAAGATATAAAATAAATCTGCGCCAGTACCCCACAGGTCAACGTTGCCGTTAGTTGCATCTATTTCAATCTCTTTGCTATAACTCTTTTTAGCCTGATAGAAATTTACAATCGCACCGCCTTGTGTCCGTATCCTGCTATCAGCTATTCCCATCACCCATGTAGATGTCTTTGAGTAATCGTCATCTGGCATTGATGAATGCCCAGCCATCCGGGCTATATATTTTCCTTTAGGTACAGTAAACTCATATTTCTCTACAAAAAAGCCTCCGCCTTGTACCCATGCTTTTACAAAATTAAACTCCTCGTTGCTATTGAAGTCCGGGATACCAAACTCTCTTATAACACCAGCAGCAGTTACTATACATTGTTTGCCAATCGCATAGTAAGGTGTGCCTGCCAGATAAAGGATATGCCCGTCTTTATTGTTCAGCTTCATGCCGAAGTAATCTACTGCACCTTGATTAAGAGAGAACTCCTCGTTAACGGTAGTGCCACTTCTTGAATAGTCAAGGAAGAACCCACCAAAATCCCTGCTGGTTGAAGCAGCACCACGCTTGTACACCGCCTGTGAATGGAAGTAATCACCGCTACCCATATACGAATAGACAGTTATTTTAACCATGTCAACTTTACAGCCAGCAGTAGCGTCATCAGGTATGGTGCTTAATGCAATCTTATCTGTAACAGAACATGATAGGTTCTCATACCCATACAGGTTGTTGCATAGAAGGATTGCATCGCCAGCAGGTGTCATTGCAATTGATTTGATAGGCATATCGTTTTGAAGCCTTTTCAAATGTTCTTTATCTGCAATCTGGAACTCTTTGTCGCCGCACCACCTGTACTTGATTGTATTCTTAACCGGGTCGTAACCAACGTCAGCCCATTGCCCTGTGCGCTTCCAGTATTCATTGCCAATAAGTGCCGGGTCGTTATCGCCACAGGTGCTGAATCTTTCTATTGTATCATACAGAACCCATTCGCCTCCGCAAGGCCTCATATATAAACGTATCTTCTCAACCATAGGAGAGCCTGCATACAGGACAATATCAACGCACCTGCTCAAGTTCGCACTGTTAGGGTTACAGGACGAAGATGTTACAGAGAATGGCAAGCTATATTGAGATACAGATGTAGGCCTTCCATCTGTGTATATAAAGTCATAAGCAAATTGAACACTTTCATTCAGCAGCTTATTTATCTTACCCTTATCAGTATCCGAAAATGGAACTGGTATAACAGATGGGCAGTGCATTGGAGGCCTTGTGATATAGTCTATATATTCAGCCCTGTCAAAATGAGGAAGCCTTGTTTTCCAGTATGGGAAAAGAACCTCGTTAAATCCATCTGTTTTAATTGCGGCCTCCACGTTTATCCAGCGTTGCCAGTTGTTACTATCTGTAAAGATTAAATGCTTTTCTACAATACTCCTCAATTCCCCATTTTGTTCGTCATACACCACACGCAAGCTCATCTTGTGTGCAGGGATGGCAAATGCCGGGTCAAGAGAGAAGTTGAGGTTTGCGTCAAATATTATTTTCCTGCAACGCATTGTATTGCCATCTATCAGGTACACGCCATGCTTGCCCTTAGAGTTGTAGAAGCAAACATATAATTCATTGGTTTCTGTAAATTCGCCAGAGCCAACAATCTTATTGAATCCATCTGGCAGTTCCGGGGTGCATAATTTAATATTGGCAGAAAGAGGTGTGCCGACATTCATATTGCCGCCAACCTTTACATCATTGCCAGTATTAGAAGGCAACTCACCGTTATCATTAACCTCAACTGTATAGTCTTTTATAAAGGGAGATTCCACAGGCTTTAATGACATAGCATCAGCATCTGTGTTTACATACGATGGTTTAAATACTTTTATTACCTGACCCATTTACAACATTTTTTTATGACCTAAAACATATTCATAGAAGTTGCGTAAAGAAAACCTTTGAAGCAACTGGTGAAGTTTTTCCGCCTCCTGATTGTAAGACTTTTTATAGAAATCAATCCTCCCTAATGATTCCGTTCCATCAAACTCTGCTATCTCTGCTTTTATGCCAAGCATGATAGCCTTCTTTGCCACAACTGGTATCATTAATTCTTTAAGCGGAGCGTCATAAAAGAACCGCAGCAACACCTTTGGATAATGAAAGCCAGATGGGAAGTCAAACCTGTCTCCTGTTTCGCTAATGTTAAATGTAAGGCTGCTCTGTGGGGTACAGCAAGTGCCTCCGCATTCAACACTAAAGAAAGCATCTCCACAGCACTCATGTATTTTATCCATGTTGCCTTTTGTTTCTTTAAGGCATCCGCATTCTTTCACTTCCAGCTTACACAAAAATTCTTCTTCAACAGCAATAGCCGTATCAACCCATTCTCCTCCATCGTACATAGCTTTGGGAAACGACTTCTCTATTACCATAGAGCCATCCTTATTTATTTTTTTCCTTGTGTATGTATCAAACTCTTTTTGTGTGCCGTCTGGCATTTTTGCCATAACCTTTTCCTCAACAAGCTCGTAGTTTTGAATCTGTCCACAGGCAGAAGAATTACAACCGCATTCGCAATGGCAATTTTTGTCCTGTGAAATATCAACCACATCTCTTACGATGTTAGAATTTATTACTAACGGTATCCACCGTCCGCAGTCATCCTGAATAGTAAGGGAAGAAAAGAACATATAGTATGGAGGAACTTTTACAGAGTTTGTCCTCTTGTCAACGGTGAGCCAAACCCTTTTTGTCTGGCGTATTTTGCTAAGGTTCAGAGTGCGGAATACATCTTTTGCAACGCTCCTGTACCTAAGCAGGTTTACGCCCATTGCATCGCCTTCACGCTGCAATATGCCCTTGATGGCATCCTCCATCTTCATCATATTAGATAAGCTCGGTACTTCTGACATGGTGTTTGTTTTAAATGATATTAGCAATATAGTTGCCCAGCCCTTCCATATCACCTGCATCCTTCAAGGCTCTCATTTCAGTAACCTGTTCAGATGAAATTGTTATCTCCTCTGCTGCTGGCTGTTCTTCCGCAGCAGATTGTCCAGACTGTCCTGCGTATTCTTCTTCAATGTTAAATGTTTTCTTTGCCATTATAAAATATTTTATTTTTTATACAGAAGCTGGGTCTGCAAGTTTTTTTCTTATCTCAAGAGAGTTTGGATTGTTGTCATTGGTTGGGTCAATAGGGAATCCTGCAACCTTTAAGGTCGTTCCGAGAATGGTGTTTATAACCTCAAAGGCTACGTCATTAGGAATATCAATGTCATCTTCGTTAAACAACCCTTCTACCTCTACCTCCTCGTCTTGTTTTAAGAAGTCGCAATTGTATAGCCATACCCTTTTACCTTTCTTTATATAAAATGGAACGTCATCAAAATCTTCGCCATCGTAAAGCCAGTCTTGGCCATACTGCGCTTTTAAAAACCTGATGTCCTTGTCTGTCCTGACCCCTTTTTCATTAACAGGGAATATGCCGAATATAGACATGCCGTAAGGCATGTTTACCAATTGTTCTTCTATCTCAAAGTATTTATCCTTGCCCCTTGTTTTTACTTTGAATGTTTTGTAATCAATTGAATCGGAGAAATACAATGCTTCGCCGCCAGCCTTTTTCAGGTCGTAATACAACTTCCTCATTATAGACCCATGAGCAGCTATTGCAAGCTGCTCAAAGTCATCTATATCGAGTTTCCTGCTTCCTGTTTTTATCCTGCCGTTGTAGTAAACAGATTCACATACGGCGGCTATAACGATTATTTTCATTTATCCAGTTTCTTGTGAATGAAATAACAGATTGGTACAAGTATAACAATATCGCATACCCACAAAAGCAACTTGTACTCTATTGACGGGAACGCTATTGAAATGAAAGGCCAGTAGGTAAGGCTTCCCCAGAAACTCGGCATACATTTAATACAGCCGAATGTAGGCATACGCAAATACTTTGAGTACACATGCGTCTTTTCGATGATAGAAAAATAAAAGTCGCCTTCGCCTTCTACGTTTGACACAGACAAATTAAAATCCTTTTCGATTTTTGAAATCAGTTGCCTGAATATGGCACGTTTGTCCGGGCTGGCAAAGTATATGTGGTCAATGCCTATCTTGTCTGGCTTGCAGTCAATAGCCGCATACACGTTTGAGATATTGTTCATCAGCGCATAAAGACGCTCGTTAGTGTACAATACATTGCGCTCTTTAGTTTTGTTCACTTCTTTGGCGATAGGGTAAAGAATCATCTCTGAATCCTTGTGGCTTCCGTCAGGCAGTATCTCCGTCTTTCCTGATGATGCCATTTCCACGCCGTTAATGAACAATGCCTGTGCCAGCAAAAAGCAAACACAGACAATGATGATAGTTGTTGCCATAGTTATTTTACCTCCACTGGATTGGTTGCTGAATACATTTCCCTTTCCTTCCACCTTGTTCCACACCCGTCATCGCAAGGCTCATCCCAGCTTTCACGAATTATCCACCCGTTTTCTATCTGGCGGATAGAGATGTTCAGGTTTTGTCTTTCGTCTTTGGCTTCTGCCTTTTCTTCCTCCTCTACTTTTCCTTTCAGGTATTCTGATTGAATGTTGAAGCTGATTGGATTCTTTTTCATAATTGTAAAATATTTTAAAAGTGTTTAAAAAATGCCTGAATTTTTAAGCTCTATGTTGTAATCCCTCATCTCTGTATCCTTCACGTACATTGCGTATAATGTTGCAACGCCTTTGTATAATTGAGTTGCCGCATTGTCAAACCATTCGCTCTCCTCACTCCCTACTGTATTGAACACATAAGTATCGTCAGGGAGTGTGTCATAGTTGTAAACGTAATCCTTTGGATTTCTCAAGAACCTAACCTCAACGCTTGGTACATCAAATGGGCAAATCCTTATTCCTTCGCCTTCAAATATACAAGCTATTGGCTTTTGTAGCGTTGGTTTTTTATAGACGTGCTGCGTAAGATAATCCCATTCATCTATATCTACAATCTTAACTCTTTTGCTTCTTGCCCTGCGCTCTGCAATTTTACTTTCAATCTGTTTGTCAGTAGGCGCTATTGGGTCATTTTCAAATTCGCTGCACTCATCGCCATCACCATCTTGTTTAGTACAATCGCAGGCAGTCTTGAAATCATCAGAAGAAAAAATGCTTACACTAAGAAGATTCCTGTAATCGTCAGGAAATGGTATAAGGCCGTTCTTTACCTGCTTGTCAGCAGTTTTCAAGAACGACCTTGCCAAATCAACGATTGTCTGTTGGGTCGGGAATATCTTGGCAATCTCATCCAACAACCACTTTGTAACAAGTACAAAGTGTTCGTTGAATATATGAGGTGGATAGTGCTGATTCTGTTCTTTGTTTGCCGAAGCAAGAACAGATTTCAGCACCCTACCCATTGTTATAATTTTCTGCGCCATAGTTTATTTATGCTTGTATGAATGTAGCAAATGATGTTCCCGAAGGTATTGATACAGACAATACAAATGTGTAAGAGCCTGCTGGCATATTAAACGTTACAGATTTTGGATTGGCAGTAGAGTTGTCAACAGATTGAGTTGTTGTTCCTCCACCAACCGTATCCGTTATTACAATAGTTGCAGCAGCACCATTCTGACCCATCGTATTAAATATTTGCAACTTCATATCTGTATCAACAGAAATGGTAAACGCTCCATTAGAAGGATTGAATCCGTTTGATGCGCTTCCCCCTGATACAACAGTTGATTCTGCCGTAGTGAACGAGCCAACAACTTTAGGGCTTGATGACAGTCCGCCTGCACAGTTAGTTACTATGTACACGCTGTAAAGAGTGTTCGCTTCCAGATTGTTTACATTCCAGATATAACCAGCTTGCGTATAGTATAGAGGGCCTGCGCCAGCTTTGGTCAATAACAATGTGTAACCTATTGTTGATGGCTGATTGTTTGGAACAGCAGCAGTGATAACCGCACCAGTTGGTGTTATGTTAGTGAAACTGGCTGACAACACTTGTGGGCAAATATCCTGTGTGTTAACAAAGATGCCAATAGGGTTGCTCCAATCGCTCCACAGGCTCGGAATATCAGCAACGCATTTACCACGCAGCCTAAGCGTCCATTCGCCATTAAGTATGATTGGTGCTGGTATTGATATGCCTGCGGCTGAATTGCCATCAGAGCCTTCAATAACAGTTATGCCGCCATTAGGAGATACAAGTTCAACATCATAGGTAGTCTGACCCGGTGCAAGTTGATACGTGATAAGGAAGTCGTTGTCTGTGCCAGCCTGTGCAGCAAATGATATTGGTACAGGGCAACCAGCAGATGTGCCGAATATCGGGTTAGAATACACCCCATTGGCGCATTTCTTAGCAATAGATATTTCATACCTACCGTTAGGAACATTGGTGATAAGGAATGGCAATGCGGTAGGCTCTGGCTCGATGTAAACAAATGGGTCTCCGCTTCCATACAGCCTGTAACCAATGGTGAATGCAGTAGCATCCCCAAGGCCAAACGCATTGATAAGTATTCCGAAATCACTGCCGCCATTGATGACGTTAAATGATTCAGCAAATTCAGCAGAAAATTCCCCTTCGTCATTTGCCTGTATAAGCTGAACACTGATATTACTTACAGGTGTGCAACCGGGCTGTCCGCAGGTAGCAATTTGAGCGCAGAAATATTCCTTCAATTCGGTATCGCTGAATATCACATGCAATATCTTATCCGCTATCTCTTTATAAGTAACGCCAGCGCAGGCAGCTTCTTTAGTGCCATACAATACATCTCCCTCAATAACCTTTTTTGATGTTGCCGGGAAGATTGTTTTCATTGTCGTGCAATCCAAACCCTTTAATGTTTGTATTGTAGTTGCCAGCGCACACAGGGCTTCATTCTGGCCTTTAATATATTCAAGCAATGAAACATCTCCTTCGTATGGAATCTGTTTTAATTCGCCACCAACAATCTTGCACAATATCATCTTCTCCCCTAATGCTATTTTTGCAATAGTAAGAGAACATACATAATCAATAACAGCTTGCAGAAAATCTGCAAATGTTTTACAAGATTTTACAAATGCTTTTGAATAGCTATTTTCCCCTCCACCTTTAACATCTTCATGCAGCAACAATGCGTTTACTGTATGGGTGTTGTTATGCGAAGTAACCATGATTGACTTTGTGCTGTTATCCCATGTAACTTGAAAATCTCCGAGGTCAAGAGACGAGAGGAACTCTTTAATAGCACCTACTGGCTGGTCGAATGAAATTGCCCCAGCGTTATAAACCTGGCCGTCAATTATTACGCCTGTCATATCTATCACCCTGCCATCAACAACTTCAATAAGCGTATAGTCGCACTTGTTAAAGTCTTTTAAGATACACTTGCCGTCAAGGCCTGATAAGTCAATCCCTGATGCAGCATTTACAATCTGGTTGAATATGTTTGACAAGGCTTCGTCTGTCCTGATGGTATTCAGTATCGTTTCCGCAAGGATAGGATAATTGAACCATAGAGTGTAATCAGTGTTGCATTGCCCTGCGACAGTTGTAACATAATAAGACAAGTCTTTATTGTTGTCTCCTATGGTAGTTGATTTTGTTTTAACAACATACCTCATAGTATCACCAGAGACCTGCGGCGTAACCGTAGTGGCGCATTCTCCTTCCACGCTGATAGTTGACCCACTTCCAGAACCAAGCAACAGCTTAGGCTCAACGCTTTCACTTCCGCAACCGCAATCGCACCCTATTATTTTTTCAATCTGTGCGATATAATCTTCTGCTGATTTTCCGCAACGCTCCCTTGCAGTAGCAATGTATAGCGGAACACTTATCTCATCCAGCTTGCGCTTTGCATCCCTGCCTATTTCTGTTCCGCCGTTATTGCGGTACTTTTCTTCAAGCTCCATGATGCAGCAAAGAACCCTGCATAAATTAGAGTTGCATTCAACAGAGAAATCTTTTGATGTTTTATATGAAACTACAACATACACCATGTCGCCTAAGTCGTATGTTGCAATTGTTTTATTTCTTACAGTATATCCGCCTGTATATACTTTTCCGCTACCAGCAATTTCAAATGGGGTAAACGAAAATGGTACATCTGCAAGCGTTCCTTTTGGATAGTAAACAACCCCATCCTTAACAGTTTCAATAGGGCTTTTTCCGCCGTATGAAAAATCTGTTACTTCATAAAAAGATATTTTAGGCATGTCGCAGTTTGGCACTACGTCAAACTTGCCAGCCACGCAATCTTTTTTAAACCCTTTCGGCTTGCATACATTTTTTTTGAACTCAACAGGGTACACTTTTCCATCAGCATCTTTTATAACACCCTTTATTAAAAAGTATCCGAATTGAGCAAATCCATTTGGGAGGTCAATAACAAAGAAGTCTTTAACCGTTGGGTCTATGTGCGGAGGCTCGTCATAGTTTATAACAGCGAGGCGTAGCCCGGACGGGTCTTTTACTTCAAAATAAATTTTAGTAACAGTTGCGCCGCTCCCTTTGAAAACAGTAAGGCCGCTTCCTATTGATAACTCAATAGTCCTGTTCTCAAGATTGAATGTTGTTGAAAATCCAAACTGCGCTATGTTGGGCGAGTTGGCTATCATTTTTATATTTTCCATCAGTTGTAAAATATTTTAAAGTAAAAAAGGGCACTGGCGCAATAAATTGACCAATGCCCTCATTAACGGAGAATACTACTCGTTTTTACCGAGCGGCTTTTTTAAAACCTTATGCACAAACCCCGGTAGCAACGACATCAGCACCAACGCCCACTGGCTTAACTTTGGCTTTGATTTCGTATTTGCTAACGCCGCCTGCGTTTGATTTATGTACCATTGTTGTGTACTTACCAAGATAGTCAAGGTAAGTCTGGTTAACGGCCAGATAACTTCCGTCATCAGAACGGGTAACGCAGAATGTAGCATCCGCACCTTCGTCAATAGCAGGGATAACTCCATCAAATTGAGCTTCAACAGTAGTGTCCTCACCGCAACACAGGTTGCATTTGTCAACTACTGCGGCCACATCAACTGCGTCCAGAACTATGCCCCTTCCGTTTGATTCAACCCAAACGCCGGATAGGGCATTCGCATCATTTGGGTTTTTGAATGTGATGGTGGTAGTGCCGCCATTTCCGCAGCAGCCAGCTTTCCTTTGCACCCATACAGGACGCAAAGAACCCATATTAAAGGTAGCGCAGTCCATGCCAACAAGGATATTACATGCGCCAACTAACTCACCATCTTCCCAGAGTTTTTTTACTTTTATTACAGCCATTGCTTTAACTATTTAAAATTGTTGTGAGATAAAATTGTTTTACTCCATCCTGTCTTTTTCGTAGCTCTTTACCTTTTTGTCAAGGATTTTAAAAGCATTGAATGTTGCAGGAGATAGATAACTGTCAACTACAAACGCAAACTTATCTTTTGCTTCTTCGTCAATACCTACAAAAAGTTTCTCACGTTTGCTGCCGTCTGTATAATGAATCTCCCCTTGTGCGGTTTTAGCATCAAGCAGGTTATAGCTTGCAGCTTTGTCGAGCAATTGCCTTGCCTTAGATTTTGCATTTGATAATACAAGGTTAAAGGTTTTAGATTTCTCATCAGCCCTTGTCAACAATTCTTCTTCTAAGTCGCCGCTCTGACGCTTAGGGTCAAGGCCGAATATTTCAGCCAATACCAACAGGGTTTGAGCATCTTCCTTAGCAAGGAGAACAATACCAGTAGCCGTGTTCCTTTCGCTGATTTCAGTTGTTTTCTTAGCAACCCTGCTTTTAGGGTCATGGTTACTAAAAATAATGTTTTCGTTGAGAGGGTCTCTGCTGCTGTTGTCGCTGTTCAAAGAATGGTGTTCCAGCATCTTAATAAGGCCGCCTTGCGTATCCCTGTTAAAATCATTTACACCAATCTTCAAAATAATCTCCATGTCGTTCTCTCCGGGGTTGAGCTTGGCAACCTGTTCCTGATATTGTTTGCTTAATGATTTGCAATTGGGCAAGTACCTTATTTCTGTGGCACTTCCGCCTGCTGCACCCCATGTAAGAAACTCTATTTCGCCAGTCAGCTTGCCTTGCTTTTCTTCCAGCTTTGCCCATACGCTTGAATAGTTTGGTATGGACACTGAACCAATAGCGATTGTCGCTTTATCTGTTTTGCCTTTAGGAAGGCCGGTGTTCTTGTCCAGAAAACCGACCTCCACTTCTTGCGGCTTTTTGCCACCTACAAGGATTGAATAATATTTGTTACTCATAATTTTTAAACTTTTGTATTTCTCCGTTAATTAATAAAATATTTTAGCATTTCACTTTCCTCATTACACCCAGCTTAGAAGCACAGTGAATTTCAAGGCCGTAAGAATCTTTGGCGAATACATTCACCACACGGCAACCCCTTTCCATTTCATTGTAGCTCCATATTTTTTTCTGTGCGGCTTCTTCTGCGGCAGCGATGTTTGTATAAGTTACAGGAGGCACTACTTTGCCGTTAGTGTCTTTGAACTTACAGGCAGGCATTACAATAGCGAAGTCGCTAAGGAAGTTGCCATAACGCATGTTGTCAAACATATCAATCTGGAATGTCCTGAATTGATAGTTAAACGCTTTGAAGTCCTTAAACTGGAAGAACTCAAAGTTTTGCGTTCCCTTGCCACCATTACCAAACAAAGAGAAGTTCAGGTTCTGGCCGTAATCTTTAACCATTTGAGCGATGCCTTCTGACCAGTCCATACCCCAATTGAAATCATGCAGGAACATCATGTCTGTACAACCGTTTGTTTTCCTGATAGATTTAATCATGCCCATCAAGTGAGCTTTAAGGGATACGCCTGATGCCGGGTCATAGTTGCGGCTGAACATACCCTGTGCTTCTGCGGTAGTAACCATACCATCAAACCCTTCCTGCTTAACGTCATCACGCACACCAAACATTGTATTGATGTTGCGGCTGTCAATCCAGTCAGTAAGCAGTTTGTTTGTTACCTGCGGAACATGCCAGTAATCCACTTTCTTTTTGGTTAGTGGGTCAATGCCTTTATTCACCCGGAACTCAACGTTGTATGCGTACCCGTCAATTTCATCTTCGTGTATGCAGTAGCCTTTTTCAAATTTCTGCACATAGCCTTTACGCAGGGCTGGTGGGTTCTGCACGAAGCCTTCTGTAACGATACATTCAGTGTCGCCTTTTTTGTACATGCGTAGCGTATCTACCAGCAATGTATATTTATCAAGAGCAGTAAGGTCTAACACTTCTCCGTTCAATGGCTCAAGCTGTATGGTATGGCCACCCATTACTGTTTTATCAACAGAAAGAATGTTTACGCCTTTACCTTTAAGCTCTTTGATGTAAGCACGGTATCCGCCAGTAGGGATTGAATTTTTACCATTTGCACTCATTGAAGAATCATCAAGTGAAACAGTTACAGAATCGCCGGGGTCTGGCACAGCATCTTCTGATTTTTTTACGCATACAGTAATAGCAAAATCACTGCATGATTCCGTCCAATAAAATGGGTTTGCTTTTACTACCCTTTTGTCCTGCCCCAATACAGCAGCCATTTGAGAGAACAAGCCTTCTACGCCTGTATCCCAATAGCAAAGCACAGTACCTTCACGTAAGCTCCTCTGTAAGCCTACCTGTGCAAGGGCATCATAATATGTTAGCGGTGTTTGACCATTTATACACTGGTCAATAGAGAAGGTAGAATTACCGCACTTGAATTGACTTCCGTTCATAACTTTTAAATAAGTTTTGTGATTTAAAATTGTTTTAGCTTAATGATTCTTTCAATTCCTTCTTTTCGATTTCCGTCAATTCACCTTCAACTTCCAGAGGTTCAATTTTTTGTCCGTCTTTAGAGAAAGGAGCTTTTGCTCCTACCTTTCCAGCTTTCAACCCCTGTTCGTACCGCAGGTTGCCAACAGTGTTCACAATACTTTCGTGGTGTGTGATGTACAAATACTTCTTCATTTTATCTTCAAAAGATGAAAGCAGCTTTTGGCTTCCACCTTCCTCAATAAACTGATTGAAGTCATCATTATTGACAAACAGCTTCTCCAAATTCTCCATGTCTTTGGCAGTGATTTTGTTGTCGTCAAATTTATATGAAAGAGCATTATCCTTTTCGCCGTAGGTAAATTCTTTGGGCAATTTATCCTTAACAAATTCTTTAATGAATGAAAAGAATTGTTGTGATTTCTGCCTTTTAAAAGTTACCTCTTTAAATTCATTCTCTACCTCATTGAACTTTTCCTCCAAGCCGCCAGAGATTTTCTTAGCCTTCGTTTTAATCATCTCTTGGCCTAACTCTTTTAATTCCGCATCGTCAGAATCTATGTGGAATGTAGAATTGAATGCAGCCTTTACTTCTTCTTCTGTAACTGGCTTAGGCTGTTGAAGTTCATCTTGCCTGTCTTTATGCTTTGCTTTGAACTTTTCAGCAAAGTCATTATATACCTGTTGCTCTGGCGCAACCTTTTTAAGGTTTGCAAGAGTAGCCAATTGCTCGTTTGTAAAATATTTTTTCTCAACAGCGTATTTGTTTACCGCAGCCACGAAATTTTCTGTACGCTCTTTTTTCTGCTCCTCTGTTTCCGGGTTGATTTTTTGCCGCAACTCCTCAATTGAGGATACGCCTAATTTTTTAAGCAGTTTCGCTTCGGCAGCTTTTTCATCTACTGGCACATCGTCCTTCTTATCCTTATCATCGCCGGGCTTCTGCTCACCATCAGGCTTTTGTTCGCCGTCAGGCTTCTGCTCACCGTCAGGCTTTTGTTCGCCGTCAGGTTTCTGTTCGCCGTCAGGCTTTTCTTCGCCATCTGGTTTTTCTTCACCGTCAGGCTTTTCTTCGCCATCTGGTTTTTCTTCACCATCAGGCTTTTCTTCACCGTCAGGAGGCTGCTGTTGGTGCTGGTCATCAGGCAATTTATCCTGCTCATCCAGCTTGTCTTGATTTAAAAAGTCCATAGTTTCTCCGTTTTAAAATATTTTATGAAGCCAAAATAAAATAATAAAACCCAAATGACTATATTCGTACAATAAAATTTATAAAGGATTTCATTTATAATAACATGAAGGGCAACCCTATTCTTTACTATATTGGCGACATAGCCATACGGAAAGCAAACCAGCTATCCATTAGCCTTAGCGAAACGGAGATGGCAAAAGCTGCCGAAGTATCCGTGCGTACAGGCCTTAGTATCCCAAAGATAATTGCATTGCAAGGGTTGCCTTGCCAGAAGTGCGGAAGCAATGAAATTGTTATCCCTAAATCAATCCTGTCCACAAAAAGAACCGCCTCTGGCGGCAATATATCATCCAGAAAAAAGAAAGCTGTAAAATGATTGACTTTATCATAAGCAAAATAAAATTGCTTTCATCAAGCTGGGTTGACGAGCTTGAGCTAATGAACGTGTATGAAGATGTAGAGCCGCTCTATAACATAAAGGACAAGGGCTATAACCCGAACGTAGCCCTTGCATTCATAATACTGTCATACGATAGACGGTCTGAATGGATACAGATTCATAAAGACAGGATTGAAAACAAAACCAAGATAATGCAAACCATTGCTGGTTTATCATGTATGTCAGTAGAGCGGTATGCCAATATCGTTAAAGGGAAGGATGATGCAGCGAATCAAGTAATATCATGGTTTCTCGACTATCAAAAAGACTGGCGATGGAAAACAATAGTACGGTGCTTTGAATACCACAGCACCGTAATGAACATGCCGCAGATGGGAACTTCAAAAGATACACTTGATATTGGCAGGTGCATTACAGAGGCCGTAAATAAAAGAAAGGAAGGAGAGAAGCTCTGGAAAGAAATTAAAACGGAGTTTGTTAATCTTGATACCATACTTGAACAGGAAGGGAAGCACAAGATAACAGAGAATATTGATTTCATGTCTCACGAACAGTTCATCCTTAAACATAAATAAACCCCAGAGGTTATCCGGGGCTTATCTAAAACAAAATATATTGTACAAAAGTACAGGTTGCAAATATAGGCGTATTATTGATTACGCCAAAGATTTTTCACCTTCCTTTTTCTTGTCTAATTCATGCTTTAAAATTGTCTCATGCTCTTTGTTGTTGCCCCTTTGTTCAATGTGCCTTGATTGGGTAACATCTTTAGCCTGCAATATCAACTGCTGTATCCTGACATCAAAGCCTTTGATGAGTTGTTGAACCTCAAGCATCCCTTCGTTCTTCTTGTCAATTTTAGCCAGTTCAATTTGCAGGTCTGCATTCTTTTCCTCCATCTTGTATTGATGCTGCATGGCTTCCCTTTCCTGTTGCTCCCTCAATTTTGATTTATAACGGATACGCATAATAGCCTCTGCGTATTTAAGGTTATCTATCCTTGATATGAATAGCACATCATTAGGGTCAAGCAGCCCAGCAGAAGCCAGTTTTTCTGCCAGCATAACAACACGTTGCTTTTCTTCGTCAGTAGGTATAGAGTACGTCAGGAGCGCAAGCTCATGCAGAGGAATATCTTTAACTGATTCCATCGCCAGAGAGTTTGCCAAACCAACAATGTTTGTGAAGTCCTCTGCACGGAAATCGCCCTCGTCTATAATCTCTTTGATGTAATACATGAGCCTCTCCTGTACGCCAACGGTTAAAGCTGTGCATCCTTTCTCTACAAAGAATGAACCATTATAAGAAGCATTGTTGGATAATTGCAATGCGCCCAGCGATACTCTGGGCTTCGGTGATAACCCTTCTGATATATCGCTCATAGCAAGCGATTGTGTGGTCATGTTATACAACTGCTGCATCAGCATAAGGTTCTCCGCCGCAGATGCCAGATGGCCTGTTTTAACTTCAACGAAAGGCTTGCCATCGTTAATCAGTTTGCCATCATCATTAAACATTTTTGATATGGCGTATCCAGTTTGTTTTAACCTCCTCAATGTTTCAAACTTCCCATCCTTCCCATTCTTGTTAGCATCGTCAGTTGCCTGCATCATCAGGTTAATCATCTCGTCTGCAAACGTTGCGCCATGCGGCATCGCATTAGCGATGTTGTTCTGGAAGTGAAACCAAAGAAGGTTTATTTTTGGAAGGTAGGAATCCATTATGTCCAAGAAGCTCATCCTGTCAGACTTCCATCCTACAAGTGTGCATTTTGAATACCTGTAATCATCGCCTTCCCTTTGCTGGTCTTGCACCTTCCCGAAATCAAAAACATATTTAGCCTGTAAATCAAAGTCGCTTGTTTGAACAGCATTTGCCCCGGAGTTCAATGGTATGTAATAAGCCCTGTACCAGCAGTTGTAATAAGATTCCTCCCTCTTAGTACCATAACGCTTACGGGAATCCTTGCTAACCTTATAATCAATTGCCTCTTTCCTGTATCTGCTATTGCCACGCACTTCCCTGTCAGAATACACTTCCATGTCCTGCGTCTCTGTCTCTATGTACCCTATCCTTATTTTTGAATTGCTGCGCTCACTGTTGCTTGCTGTATCCCACCTTAAACCAAGTACGCCATTGTGCATCCTGTTCATGTCAAATATATCTTTCAACACTTCGTCATATTGCTGATTGGTGGCTTCGCAATCTTCTTTTATTTTAGCTCCAAACATTCTTACAAAATCACCAAAGGTTACATCGTACTCTATGAACCAGTACACAATATCAGATAAATCTTTTTTAGAGAACGGGGAAGTCCTTACAGTAGCCGGGTCAAGGTATTCTATAACTGGCCTTCCAGTAGTTTTAGATGTGTAGTACCTGCATAGCCCAACATTAAAGTTTTTAATGTCAATCACTCCTTTTTCATATATTCTTGGATAGCTGTTTTGATTCATGTAGTAATCAATGCCAAGCTCCATCGCAATCTCCACGCCGTCTTTATAGATGTACTCATTGAATAATGCTAAATCCTCGTTATCATTGATGGCATATTTAATGCTGTCAAGCATTGTAATAGGCATATTGCCTTTTCCTCCGCCCTTCATTTGGTTTACATACTTGTATGGGTCTTGCCCCTTGCCAAGCTGCGGAATACCTATCTTGGCATTCATTTCATTTACGAACATCGTAAAGTATTTCTTCGTGAGAATCTTATCGTTCTCTTTCTGCATTTTATGCTTCGACTTTTCATCGGCAGCTTTAACATATATACTTAAAGGTATTTTCTCCATCCGTGCTTCCAGTATATTATCCAGATGGACAAAGATGGGATTAGCCTTTTCAAAATCAGCAGCAAAGTATTCTGCCGTTCCTCCGCTCCCGTCTGGCATAACCGGGTCAATTATTTTTTTATAGGCATCCGCATCCAGCTTACCAATGTTAATCTTCCTTTTCTTCTCGGCCTCCACAGGGTCAACAAGGAAAGAGGAGTTGTGTTTAGCAAACAGGATACATTCTGCCATCCAACGTTTATCCTTCTGCCTGTTAGCAATAAAGTGCAACGTATCCCAATATAAATACCTTGAGTTTTTACCGAGGGTTTCTTGTGCCATATAAAAAAGTTTGGTACGAAAATATAAAATATTTTAAACAAAAAGCCAGCCGCATCAGCTTTAATGGCTTTTACGACTGGCTGGGGCTACTAACCGCTCATGCTTTAATCCAGTGTTTCAATCAGATTTACTTCTGTTACAACGGTTGCCAGCACATCATGCTCAAACACAACAGACACCATCTTGCCATCAGTTTTTCTGTCAAACATACTCTCTGCCTCAATTATAACATGGTCTCCTACCTTCAACCTGCTTCTTGAATGTGTTGCTATTACAACCCTCTCTATCACCGTCTCCTCCACTTCTATTGTCATAATGCCAGCTTGCGATACGATTGACTTTAAATTCCTGTACGCTAAGATAACGTATGGGAAATTCGGAATCAACACGCCGTCTCTCATTATGGCAATAAGCATAGAAGATGTATCAAGGTCTCCTTTTTTGAATAGGTATTTGTCATAGCTCCTGTTCCTGTCAGCAGGTATAAGGAAGTCGCTGTCGTGATACTTTGCATTTACTTCTATGCAGATATACTTATCCTTGTTGATGTCTTTGTAAGCCACCACATCTCCATCAACATCGGCAATGTAATCAAGCATAGCCCTGTCTCCCACCTTTATCCAGTCAATATCTCCCGCAACAGCAATCACATCGCCTGCGTGTATTGATTGGGTGTATTGAGCTTCGGAGTTTTCAGAAGCCTCAATACTGGTGATGAGATTTACAGTAGTGCCATCATCGCAGTGTATCTCTTTTTCAAACATTGCGGACTTCTCCTTCTTGTTAATCCTGACAAGTATCTTGCCCGGATTCATTTCATGCTTCTTCTTCATACTTCATAAATATTTCGCCCTCACGCATGAGTAAATATTTTGCACCGTCCACTTCCATAGCAATGCCAGCCTCTTTGCCAAACATAACATTGTCGCCAACCTTAGTCTTGCTTACATCTTCGCCAATCTTAAACACCTTCCCTGTGCTTGGCTTCTGCACAACTGTTTCTGGTATATAAATACCACCTGCTGTTTTAACCAGCTTGTCCTCTGGTATTATCAATACTCTGTCTCCATAAGGAGTTAAAATCTTTTTCTTGTTCTTTGCCATTGTTTTTGTTTTTTATGATTATTAAAATATTTTAATTCCGCTTGCCAAACAAAGGGTTGTTTTTATAAATGCCGCTTGCGGCAGAATCACGAAGCGATGTTTCTATTATCTGCTCCATTCCATACTCAAGCAATATGTCGGCCATAGCAACGTCAAACTTTGTTGTCTTGTGTATTTTAAATGGAATCATATCTTCAAACAGTTCTTCAAAAGGCTGTTCTTCTATCGCATCAAAGTCATGTTCGCTTTGTGGGTTCTTAAAGTACCCGTACACTTTATTTACACCATCCTTAGTGAAACGCTTTTGGTTGTCCGCCCACATGCCCATGATTCCATCCTTCGGGTTCTTCATAAGAAAGTCGCCCATGCCATGCTCCTTGAACTTCTTTTTGATTCCAGTCAATGCAGCACGGTCTATCATTACAGGGTATCCCAAAAACCTGCACATTTTTATTACTTCGTAATGAGCATCGTCTGGCTCATCAGGACGTTGCACCATTAATGATACATACCTGTTAGCTCCTCCATTTCCATAGTAATCAAACTTCTGCCTGAATATTGCAGCAGCCCTTGACTTGTTGCCAGAGGTTGTATCAACGTCAGCAAAGTTTATTGAATCGTATCCGCCACAGCCTTCCGGGTTAACTGGCTTGAAGAATAGCTCACCTATTTTTTTATACCTGTTGCTGGCATCTATTTTCCTAACAGCGTCCATCATTGGAAGTGTAGCCATTTTCCAAATACCCTTTGGGGTCGGCTCCCATTCTACCCTGCCATTATTCAATTCGTTGCAATTGCCAAATACATAAGGCTTATCAGCAGGCGATAACTTCTTTATAATCTCAAGCCTTTTTGGTATGCGTGGGTTGTCAAATATTTTTGAAACATCTGCGCCCATCAAAGCGTCATCAGGCTTCCTCGGCATACGCCTTTTCTCAAACACATACTCTTTGCTGTTAGGGTCGAGTTTAGCAAACTCATTCTCAAGGAATGTTTCAGCTTGGTCAATATTTATTTTGCCAAATTCATTCTTGAACTCCCGGAGGGAATATATAGCATCAATAAAGTACCTGTACAATCCAGTCTTTGTCCTTCCGTTGGCATCCCTTTCTGACGGGTCGCTGCCGTGCCACATGCGTACACCTGCCTCAATAGCATCAGCGTAGTCATCGCTATCGCCCATTGTTGACAGGAAAGATGCTTTGCCTATGATGCGCCCACCATCTTCAAGGCACTTCTTGTGTGCGCCCCAGAACTCCTCTGGGTTACATATAATCCATTTCCAAACTTCATCAGCAGTTAGCTTATGCAGTTTCATCGCATCAAACGCTGTAACTGTGGTAGCCTTCGGTATTATCCATCCATTAAGGTCGCCATTTGTATCCATGTACAGGTCATCGGAATCGTAGTTTTTAATCACGTTCCCCTGAAACAACATTTCCTTTCTGGGCTTCTTGCCATTAGGCATGTATATCCTTGCCCTGATATACTTAGGCCGCTTGATGTACGAATCAACGATTGGTCTGAAAATAGAATCAATTGTCTTTTTGTTTTCATTAGACACAAGCCCAACCTGCATGTTCTCCGCAGATAGTGCTATATATTGATTCTCGGTTATCTCCTCCGCAGTCATCCCGTAACGCCTCGGCTTCATCCATAACTCACCGTATGAATATTTATCCCTCCTGCAATAATCCCTGAAATAGAAATCGTGCCTCTGGCTATCAAGATAATCAGCCTTGCCAAATTCAAACGTCTGGTACACCAGATGGTCATAGTGCATACCTGTTATGTAGGTAGGCTCTCCGTCAATGAATAACCAGAATCCATTTATCCATCTCTCCCTCTCCTGCTCAACAAATAATTTCTTCTCCCCGACAGACATCTCCCTGAATCTTTTTATGTCGTCAGGGATAGACCATATCTGGTCTTTCCGTTTCTTGTCGAAGTTGTATATTTTCTTTTCGTCAGTTGGTACTGATGGGGTCTCAAATATATATGGAACATCATTCCATTTGCCACCCATTAATTCTATCTTTTGAGTAGCCATTCTTAGGGTATCATTTTTTCTTGTAAACCTAAAGCCTTAATTATCTTAAACAGTTGCGACTTTACAATATCAACTGGTATCACTCCTTGAACCTGATTGTAAAATATTTTACGTTCAACTTCTAATAAGGTTTCCATGATGCCCTGCTCGTCAATAAGGAAAGCTCCGCTTGGCTTGTCGGATTCTTTATAATATTCAAAGCATTCTTGTGGGTAGTGGTAATTCCTGTCCTTGAAAATAATGCCATTGCAGCAATTGGTGGAAGGAACTATCACTTCAAGGACATCGCCTTGCTTTACGTCATTATGGTCGTGAACGCAAATTACCTTGTCTCCTTTTTTAAACTTAGACATAAAAGTTTTTTAATAGTTAAATAAAAACGTAGCCGCCTGTCTCAAGGCACATGAATACAAACAGCCCGTAAACATTATGATACATTGTATTTACTTTTGAAAGGGTTGTCTCTACAACGTCATCCTTTAAGCTGTCATACAAATACAATTTTCCTTCTTTGTCAATCTTGCCGCCAATCAAATGGTTTTTACCTGCGTCAGAAAACCTTACATTTATCAATATAGGTAAAAATAAAACATTTTCGCCTACTGGCTTATAATGCAAGGCGGAGTACGGGAGCTTCTTGCCTGCATGATTGTAATAAAGCGTATCTATATAGATAGCTTTCCCGTCATCCTGCATCCACTTTGATAGCTGGCCTATCAATAAGCCAGCCTTGCTTTTCTCAAGCCTGTCATCTGTTACGAAATCGTTTAAATTGCAAGCGTTTGCTACCGCATACAATCCGCAACCATAAGCCTCTTTTTGTTTGTACTTCATAAACTTAAAAAAGCCCTCTGCCAATAAATCTTGACAGAGGGCATAATTAAAACCAATTACGCCCCTCCGTTATAGGCGCAATCAGCACATTTAATCTTTGTTTTCTTCCTTCTTTTCATCAGCCTTCTTAGCGGCAGCACTCCTTCTGTGTGGCTTAGGTTTTTCTTCCTGCTGTTCAGCCTTTTCATTCGCTTTGTCATCCAGCTTTTCTTCATGCTGGTTGCCCAATTCTTCTGCTTTTTCTTCCTGCTTAGTATCAGTGCCTTCAATTTTCTCATCCGCTTTCTCATCCGCTTTTTCATCAGCCTTTTCATCAATCACTTCCAATGGCTGTTCAGTTTTTTCTTCTGCTTTCTCCTCCTGTTTTTCTTCCTGCTGTTGTTCCCCAATTTGCTCCTGCTTTTCTTCAACCTGTTCCTGTTTTTCTTCCTGCTGTTCAGCCTTTTCATTTGCTTTATCATCCAGCTTTTCTTCCTGTTGCTTTTCCTGCTGCTGCTCCTGTTTCTCCTGCTGCTGTTGAATTTTTTCTTCCGCCTTTTCATTTATTTTTTCAGCCATCTTTTCTTCACCAATCACTTTCCCTTTTTCAATTGCAGCACCTTCCTCCTGTTCTACTGCCGTTTTGAAATCATCACCAGATACATCAGACAATGGGAACTTCCAGTGTTTAAGGTCAGCAAACTGCACAACATTCTTCATGTCATCAATCGGAAGGCTTTTATCCATTGTGTCAAATTTCGCATCTCTTTCAGGAGAAAGAAGATAATTGCCGAAACCAATCAATTGCCTTTCGGTGTACATACCCATGATGTTGTTGTAATGGCCATCCCTGTGCAGGGTCTCAACAAAAGAAAAGGCATCTTTCGCTGTCTTGCCTTGTTGCAGAATGGATATGCCTTTTTTTAGCATGTGAAACTTAACAGCGTCAATTGCATCAAAAGCATTGAGCTTGTTAAGAAACTCGATTAACTGCTTATTCATAAATGTAATTGTTGGGTTTAATAACTCCGCCCAGAAGTTTTTTTATTTTGAAATTAAAAAAATAGCAAGTAAAGTTACTGCTTTACTGGTAAATACATTTCCCATACGGCGCACCCATTTCACACCTGAATTTAGTGTCGCACGTACATGAATCATTTCTTATCACAACTGGCTGTTGTGTAAAGAAATCCGCCAGCGTTAAATTTGAAAAAACAACATTGCCTCCGCAGGTACTATCATTATACCAATAAATAGGCCTGTTGGAAGTTGGCGGAAAGTCAGCCCATCTGATAGGCTTCCATTCCCACACCGTATGCCAAATAAGCGGATTCAACTCTGGCACTTTTTCTTTGGTTGCTTGTTGGGCATTTGCCGTCAAGGCGAAAAGTAAAACGATTGATAGTAGCGTATGTTTCATTTTAAAATATTTTACTTCTTTTATTTACGGCAAATTTCAAGGGTCATGTTTTGCTTGTTCAGCAACACACGTTCTCCTATTGTAGCCAATCCTCCTAAATGCCCCTCATTGTTCATCCGCCTCAATATCAAGTCAGCCAATCGCATATTCATCCTTGTATCTTCGCCCATCCTGTGATGGTCTCTCACTTTGCATATAGACCCACTAAACAATATTTGAACCGCTCTATCCACTTGCCTTGTTGTATTGCCACACCTGCGATAATTCCATTTTATTTCTACGCCATCGAGCGTTGATTCAATCTTTTTTTTAATGCGGCTTTCTTCTTCGTCATCACTTTGCTTGTTTAATGATGAGCCTTTGTGGTAATACGAGACATTGATGGTAGCCATCCTCTTTTGTTTCATCTTGTCATAGTTCAGATTAAATGCCTCTCTTACGGATTCTGAATTTTCAAGGCACTCAATATCCTGCCCATCATAAAGAGCGGACGCAAACAACTTGTCTGCGGAAGATGCCAATATTGCAACATTTTCAGTCTCCCTCATATCAATAAAACCAATTTGGCTTTTTGTGTATAGGCCAGCCCAATCTTTTCTAAAGCAATACCCGGACGAATCCGCTCTCCAAAGCGTTATCGCATTGTCTCCTTTTGATGTGTGCTTGATACTTACTATGTAATACTTATCTTCCATTTTTATTCTATTAGTTGAAACAATTGTAAATGGTATCATAGAAATCTCTCTTTGAGTAAACCAGTTTTATCTCGTCATCAGATAGGTCTCTTATTACCTTAAACTGATACTCACTATGGTACGCCGCTTTAACCTTTTCCCTTTGAGGGTCTGTCAGCCCGTTCCACCATGCAGCATGTTCGTTAACAAAGAAACTAAGCTGGCTCATATACCTGCTTCTCTTATCCTTGTCGTCCTTAGCATGAAACCATGTCTCCCAATTAGTACCTTCAAACATTACGCCACACCCTGTAACACCTCCTTCCCTTATCCTGATGCAGCCTACAATGCCTTTGGTAGAACTTGCGAATTTTAATTTGGTTTCCAATTGAACGTACACTACCTCATTTTTAGCAGCGTACTCAAGAAGTTCTTTTATAGTCATTTGGCTCTGTTTTAAAAACCGTTGCAATGTGGCGAGGATTTACTTAGCTGCTTTGGCCGTCCTGTTCCCTGTGTCTCGGATGGCATCGCCCCAGATTCCACTACGTCAGTTAGTGGCGTAAATCTTATCTATATATTCCTTTCGGACACCCACATCGCAAACGGTTATTGTTTAAAAACGGGAATAGTAGTTGATTCAATAAAGTCATCTCTCAAGAACCTTTGTATATCTTTTAACTTTCGGTTGCTCCATTCACTTTGACTACCGAATTTGCCCTCAAGATTTACTGGCGACTTATGCCATATATCACCCTTGTTAGTACACACCAAAAGAAAGTATTCTTCCATGCCGTGTTCTCTTGAAGAATGGACGCTATCTTTTATATACAATGCTCCGTACATAGCAACCTTTTCTCCAATCCTTGATTCGTAGCTTTGGTATTCTCCTGCAAAACGATTCGTCTGCCCTAATAACGCTATCTCGTCATTAAACTCGTCAGTAGCTTTAGGAACAAGCCTAAGCATTAATACAAAGGATATAATCAGAGTTATTATCAAGGGGATAACATACACCATCGCTACGTCATTTGGTGTTTTTGTTTCAATAAGGCCGTACACGTCTATAATCCTTCCTATTGCAAGGCCAGATACAGAGAACAGGGCAAATACTATCATTTTCATTTAATCAATTTTACTGGTTAAGTTACCTGTTGTTTAGGTCAAGCATATACTTGCACACCTGAATTAGTTTTAAATATTCACTTACGCTTGCGATGTCCTCTATATCAACAATAAAGTTGACATACATATACCTTAACCTGTGGCCATCTGCTATGTAAGTGAATTTCATTAGGTCGTCAACTGATAAACATTCAGCCACCTCATGCTTCTTGTTATACAGTAGCACAGCATTTCTTGTTTTATCTATATGCGCTTTCTGTAAATCCCTTATAGGGTTAAGCTCAAGTTCCCTGACTTTAACCTTGCAGTCGTGTAGCAGGCTTGCTAATTCAGTGTAGCTATCAAACGGAAGGCATATTGTATTTTTTGTTTTTCTTTTTACAATCCATCTGTGCAGAAGAAAAAAAGAAATTAAAATGATAGCGTTTGCTAAAACGATTATTGATGTGAAACTCATGGGTGTAAAATATTTTACTTTTGAGATAATTCCCCTCTTTCAGCCCATCCGAATCTTGGTTTGTCCTGCTTAATAAAGTGGGTTGTTGTCTTTTCGATAGACACATTTGCCGAAGCGTTATAATGACCAATCTCTTGCTCCTGATGTATGTCCGTCTTGATGTCAACCTTGATGCACCTGCCAAGCAGAACCTTTATGGAATCTATTAAGTCCAGCTTGATGATGGTTGAAGTTTGTATTTGTTGCATAAAATTATTGGGTTTTATAAGTCCGCCCAGAACTATTAAGATTCTTTTGTTAGCCAGTCCTGTTCTTCACCGTCAATGTATGGAGGTAGCGGCCTCATATCGAAACCCAGCTTTGTCATCTTAACTACAAGCCCATCGCCAGCAGTAGCCATCTCCTTGTGCATCTTTCTTGATTCTACGCTCCAATTTATTTTTTCGTTTTTCTGTGTTTGCTTTATTTGTTCAAGCATTGACATTACAGCCATTGATAGAAATTTCATTTCATCAGGCTTTAGATAAAGTTGTTTCCCGTCCATGTTTAAATTATTTTAATCGTTATCTGTTTTTGGCCTCCCTAAAATATAAGCATCCCTGTCCTGCTGATACTGGTACAAAATTCCATTCGATTTGCACCATGATTCAACTGCCTCAATAAGCTCTGGCTTTGAAAGGGTTGATGCTTCCCTCTCCGTCAGGCTGGGCTTTATCAGCTTGGAAATAGAAAAGGCCAAGCCATCCACCCTTTTAAACCCAAAGCATTCCTTCAAGGTGTCCATGTTGACGAATACAGGTATCCCTTCCACCAGCACCATGTTTTTTATATCGTCTTTGCTTATCATTCTGCCGATTTTTTAACAGGCATCTGTACCAACTCCTTTAAACTTGCGCTCACAAGCTCCACAGTGTCTATTATTTCGTCCATCTCAAGCATAGACGGGCAAATGCCATGCTTGTTCTGTAATAGGTCAAGCAAGGGCTTGTAATGAGCGTTAAGCTGTATTTGATTTTTGTTTGCCATATTGCTTTTTGGTTAATGCTTTTCTTAACTTCAAAATTCGTGTCATTGATTTGATAGGTGGCTTCCGAAGAAAGTACATAAATAGGCCGCTCCTGCCTTTGCCCCAAATGCACGGAGAGTAGCTGTCAATCCTAAATGACCTGTACCCGTACCACCTGTAAGGTTTCCTATGCCAATTCTTTTTCTTCATGTTCCACGAATAACGGTTTCAGCATGGAACGTTCCACGGGAAACCTATATTTATTTTTTATATATGTTGCATTACTTCATCCATGATGCTATTCACTGTCGTTGTTCCATTCTGGCTTATCCTGTACTGCTTTTTCTTCTGCTGACCCCTCACCTCTACCAGCCCTTTCTTGACCATTTTGTAAACCGCTTTCCTTAGATGGATAGAACCCTTTGCGTACCCTGTCATAACATTGCTATGGAAGTCTGCCGCCGTGTGTTCGCCATCGTATATGTACGTCAGGAAATTAAAATCGCTTGGGGTCAGGTTGCGCCTTTTCAGTATCAGGTCAATCCGCCTGTTGTAGGCAAAAACAAATTCAACAATACCACGCAACGCAGACATCTTGCCCTTGCCTCCCCTGCCGTGCATACCCTTCGTTACTTTGTAATCTTGTATCAGGGTATGAATCTTTGAACACTGGATATGAGACCCATAGTTAAAATACTTTGCCAGCACTGCGCTACCCACAATAAACACATCTTCCTTATCCAGAGCTTTCAGTGCCTCACTGTTGGTTATCTTGCCAGCCTGTGCCTTTGAAATGGCAGAAAATACCTCCGGGGTAACACCTTCATCCTTAGCAAATACATTAAAGAACTGATACCCTAAACACACAGTAAGGATTTGAACCTTTTCAATAGGCTTCAATCCCCTTGATGGGTCTTTTTTATGCAAGGATATTTTACGCTGCAACTCAATAGGGATGAGCCTCTTGAGTTCATCAGAGGATTTAGAATACGCCGAGTTGAAAAAGTAGTCAAGATTAAAGGTTTCTATATCTTTCTGTTCAAAAAACATATTATTTCCTGTGTTGTTAGTGATACAGTTAACGCCTCCTTGTAAGGCGCAGCTTGTTATAGTTGTAAATGTTCAGTACCCTTATCTCGTCAAGGTCATTATCGGTAAGGTAATCATTGCATATCCTGACAAATTCTTTCCCAGATGCCATTCATTAATACAAACCTGATAGCCTCCGCCAAGTCAAGCATATCCCTTGTATTCTCTTTTTTGTTGGCCTCCTTAACCGCATCATCAAACTGCAACACCATCTTCTCCATAATGGTAGGGCTAAGTTTGTAAAATATTTTAACTATGGATTCCATTGCTAATTTTCTTTAATGAAGTCGTCAACAAATACCATCTTAAAATCCTCGTTGCGCTGGGTATATTCAACACAAGCCTGCACCCCATACTCCTTGCACTCTTTCAGTATGTCATCAAGGTTGCTGCCCAGAGATTGAGCCTCTGGTATAACAATAAAGCTGTCTTGGGCAGGATTTAAAGCTCTTTGTATTCTGGCAGTTATTTTTATGGTCTCCCCTTTTGACAGGTTATCCCAGCTAAACTCTTTGCCTTTGTAAAGGACTACCTCTTTGCCATTCACTTCGCCTATTGTCAACTCTGGTATCGGAAGCCTGTTGGAGAAAATTGTCTTGTTTTTTTCACGTATCTCTTTTATCTTATTGTCTGTTTCAACCCACTCTTTATCTGCCGCCTCCCATAGCCTGAATGACGCAATCGTGTCCATAAAATTTTTCCTGTTTACATTAAACAGGTTGACAAGCCCAACCTCTTTGTCGTATGCGGTATCTGCCTCTTTCTCTATCAGTTTGTTGTCGGCCTCAACAGTTTCCAGTTGTTTAGCGAGGCTTTGCTCAAGGGTCTCATCCAGTTTGAATTTCTTGAACCCATTTTTCCTGCTGGTGATAGCAAGCTCTTTTTCTTTTATCTTCCTGCCAAGTTCTTCGTATTCTTTTTTCAGGCTCTGCAATCCCGTCTCATCATCCTCAATACCTTTCTTCTCATCGTTATACATTTTGTTGCTATTAGCCACCTCTTGCTTTTGCTGGGTAATAAGCACAATGCTTTTTCTTTTAGCCAGATACTGCTGCTTGTTTGCCTGCGCTTCTTCTGTTGTTTTTTCTTTCTCATAATATATCAGGTCTTTCTCAACCGTTTCAGCTTTGAAGATGCCCTCCTGTTCCCATGCAGCTTTATGCAGCGTCCTTTGCGTTCCAACGGCAGCACGTTCTCCTTCAAGCTCTGTAACTAATTTGTTATTTGCGTACACTTCATCTCCGCCTATGCTGTCAATAAGGTATTTGTAACGTGCCTCTGGGCTTTTGCATTCAAAGAAAAATTTTGAGTAGTCGAACTTGCCGCTATTGAATGCGCCTTTTAAAACAGTTTCAAGGAATGCGGTCAGGGAATATTTGCCGCCAGTCGCAGAAGTTACGGCAAATCTTTCCAGCTTGACAGTGCCATCTTCCTGACGCTTGAACTTTCTTTTGATGGAATACTTAACCCCTTCTATCTGGTGTACGGTTTCAGTAAAGCCATCGTTCTCTCCGTCAGTCAATGGGTTCTGCGGATAGTCCTCTTTCATCAGGTGCGCTGATATGATTTCCAGAAGGGTTGTTTTCCCGAATCCAGAATCACCGAGAACTACAAATGATTGGCCATCCGGGGAAATCTTGTGTTCCCCTTTGAGGACTTTTAAATTTTTAACGTTTACTTCAAGTAGCATATATTTTGTTTTGTTTGTTTAAAGCACGTAAACTTCCCTGCCGCTTTTCAGGTAAACCTCCCCTTCATCATTTGGAACTGAAAATTGAGATGGACAGTATATCTCTGTGTTTCCTTTTTGGCAAACAGTCCTTATGACATCTGCGTTGTCGTATGGGAATCTAAAATGTTCGCCTTCCTCTAAATCGCAGAACCTTTTAATATTTAATACTTTGATATGATTCCAGTTTTTAAAGAAGGCTGACAGCGATGCGTATGCGACAATGCCAGTACCATTAGGCTGCTTAACGGTAACGCCAGCAGTATCGGCCAGAATTAAAGTGTAAATGTGTCCGGGCTTATAACCAAGAGAAATCAACTGCCCGGTGAAGGTTGCCTCAAGTACCATAGTTATTGTTTTACAATGAGAGAATAATAAGACTGCCTCTGGCCTCCATCCTGAACTACATCTATCTCTATCCGTTTCTTGTGAACCCAGATGAATTTCTTTGATGGCTCTCCAATTATCTCACTGATAAACCATTCGCCTTTGGGGTCATACCCAACGTATTTAGTTTTATAAAATTCCTTGTACGTTGAATCGCCAACGTATTGTATCCTTACCGTAGAATCAGTTACCGACACGTCCACATAAAGCTCTATGGTCATTATGGTGTCAGTGCCGCCGGGATATATGAGCGTACTGGTGTTTGTCCTGAAATTCAGAGACGGAGTTTGTGCAGCACAGGCAAATGGAATTGCCATCAAAATAAAAACGATTATCTTTTTCATGTTTGTTTGTTTGTTGTAAAATATTTTATTTCATTCTCATTCTCTTGCTTATCAGGCAGGCGAGTATGACACCTATTATCAGGATAATAAAAAAGAAAAGCGCCATGCAGGCTATGCTCCATGATGCGTTTTGGTTGATTGAATAGATGGCAGGTATTACAAATAAGCCAATTGCAGCAGCGATTAAAATGAATACGATAAAAGTAGCTATCGCTTTGTCATACTTTGACTTTTCGCTCTGTATAGTTAGTTGCTTGCTCATGCGACTTCTTTTTCAGTTAAAAACTTAAAGAACTTGTTAGCCATCGTTATAATGGAATCTGATGGCTCTGATGTTCCTGCTGCTGGCCTGTTCTGGTGGTAGGTAACGGCAAGGCTTAATGCAATAGACGAAGCCTTGCCAGCAACGTTGGGGTTGCTTACAGGAGATGACTTGCCAGTGGATGCAGGAGCAGGCTGTTGCGCCCCGGTGCTATTTGCAGCTACTGCAACTGTGATACTTTCAAGGGTGTGCCTGCCTTTGGCAAATATTTTTACCTTGACCCTAACCACATCTCCAACCTTACAATAGTTTTGCTCAATGAAATCGTTGCATATCTGGCAGTCGTATTCGCCGCCTTCTTCGTCTTTAAGTGTGAAGTAATGGCAGTGCGAAGTTCCGCCAGAAGATTTGTTAAAGCTGTCAGCATTTTGCTCTATTGCAGCCACCGTTAAGGTGAACCACTGACCAGCAATCAATGTACCTTTGTTCATATATATATTGTTTGTTTGTTTTGATTATTTGCCAGCAAAGTAACCCTCTGGGTTAAATTCTTTCCCAGCCTGCTTTATTATCCAGACCAGCAACTCTCCCTTCTTTGGTTTCTTTAAACCCTTCTTGTTTGCATACTTGCAAATCTGCTCGTATAGTCTTTCAAATTCGCCTGCTCCTGCTTCGTCAATTGATTGCGTAAATACTATTGCGCCCATGTGTTTTCATTTTAAGTTTCAGCAAATGTAATAAAAATATTTCAAAAAAAAATATTTCTTATTATTTATTGTTTAGGTCAATGATGTCGTCAATAGCACCGTCCTCAAGGTCGTGCCTGCGCCTATACGACTTGCCACGCAGTTCCTCATGGTTCTCCATCACCTTTCTTTTAGCCCTGTATATAGATTCAGATGAAGTCAATTTGTCCTTAGCATACTCTGCCATAAAATCAAATGCGGTCATCTGTTTGATGACCGCATCTCCGCCAAGCTCAATAGTCCATATCCTGCATACCAGAGCGTTATCGTTATCCCTGTAAAAAGGATATTGCTCAAGTAGTTCTTTTACCCTGTCATATATTTTGACAAGCTCCCCCATTTATGCAGCATACGCTTTTTTAGGGGTAGTGTTTAATACGACAGTTGTAATCCTTCCTTTGCCAGCAGGCTTCTTCATCATCTTTACAACAGATGTAAATTCAGTGTCGTCCTGAAAGGTAGGGTTGAACTGAAAGAACGATGTGCCAATCCTGTAAATCTCTTTCATGGCATCATAAAAATTCTCATAGCCCTGCCTGCTGCCGCAGATGTACTTTGAGCCTTCGATAAAAGCAAAATCATATTTGCCTTTTAATTTTCCTTTGGTGTGAATGAACAGATGAAACATAATGATTGTGTTTATAGTTAGTAAAAATTATTTCCTGAACCCGATAACCTCTTTGTTTGATTGTGTTGTAAACTGTTTTTCGTTAAGCCATATAAGCCTCTCCTCTCCATTTGAAAAATAAGACAACTCATAGTTGACTTTATCAAAGCGGATAGCCACGCATGTTATCATTGCCTCCATCTTTAATATTTTTATTTCAACACTTGTGCCACATGGGTATGCTTCGATGTTATCCATTTGTGTGCTTCCTTTTAATCTTGAAACTGCCACAGCCAGTATCAATCTGTTTTGTAAAATACCTGTCCATAGATATATCAAGGAAAACACACAGGGATGCGAAGGCGACAAAATCAATTACGATGTCTGGCTTGCCATCTTCAAGCGATGTGATATGATAAACGCTGATGCCTGTTACCTCTGCTAATTTTTTCTTGGTTAGCTTCATTCCAAGACGCTTCATTGAGACAGTGGAAGAAAATAGTTTGTGGTCGAAAATTACTTTATAGTCCATTGTAAAGGTTGGTTATTCTGTTATCAAAAAAAAGTTGCGCCTTAAATCAAGGAAACTGTAATCATGTTTAAACATTTCTTGCAATGCCGGGTTGTCGAATCTAAGGTCATGTACATAGGCTATGCTATCAATGCCATCAAACTTGATGCTGTCAACCTGAACAGCATCCCCAGCATTAGGGAAGCCCCGGTATCTTCTGCCAATTTCTATACTATCAATGTCTGGTATCTTTTTGATGCCACGCTTAAACCACCATACACCTTCCTCCCTGATACCTCCATGCCACCCATGAATCTGGAACACAACAGTTGTGTCATGCAAATCAATTACTGTCAAATAATAAGGGGTGAACCCATCCCATTGAGAATAATCTTGGCCTTGCCACCTGTCTCCAATTTGAACACCATTTTCCTGCATGTATTCCTGAACTGTTTGTTGTTTGCACTGGCAAAATAAAAACGTAAGTAGTGTAACGATTGCTGTAAGTTTTTTCATTGTTAAAATATTTTATTTATAAAATTCACGAATCAATAAATCATCAGGTATCGCCTGCACTTTGTCAATCTGTTTAAAGAAGAACGGAACGCTGTGCGTCTTGCAGGCATCACGTAACGTGTATGCCCACGATAAATCAAACGGCCTTTTATTCTTTCCGCTTTCGCCGCCATTGATAATCCAGTCTGGCCTGATAGTTTCAGAATGGCATGTGCCGCAACGATGGCTCATAGACCCTGCCAGTAGTTTCTCACAGGAAGGGCAGTACGCTTTTAGTATTATCTCCGCAAGCTGCGGCTCTATGCTAAGGAATCGCTTGCCGTTCACTCTGGCAAGTTGCCACCATAGGGTATCGAATGTTTTCTGGTCGCAGGGAGATGTACCAAACATTACATTGGCTGGCGGAGTTTCCAGCCATTTCTCCGGGATATACTTAGAGATGTTTGATGGACGCTTTGTTAGCAGCAGGAACATGAGGTTCGGGTACATGCCCATTGATATGTTTGAAAATAACTCCCCTCTTAGTATGCCAGTATTTACGCCAAGCGGTTCATTGCTTGAACTAATCAAAGGCTTTGGCTTTTCAAAAACATCACTCAATGAATTTATAAAAACCCGGTGCATCTCATTAAGTTCGCTTGCCTTTTTTTGAAGTCTGGCCAGATTGGTGAATCCTGTTTTAATCAACTTCCTCGGCTTGTCTGCGCCCCATATATCAAACTTGAATCTGATTGCTCTGGCTTCTGCATAACAATTGGTGCATCCATCATGTACCTTGTCGCACCCTTCCCAGATATTGTCAGTATGATGACACCATTCTATTTTTGAGTTCTCTCCCATTTTATTGTTATTGATTTATTATGAATACATGCGGCTCTGAAAGAAAGCTGTCTATATGCCTAAAGTTTACACCTGCATTTTTAGCACACTGCTCATCTTCTGGTCGGTCTCCCACAAATAAACTCTTATCCCAATCTATCACGTACCCATAACTGAAAGCCTCTGATTCCATCAATGCAAGCATACCTATATCTGGCTTACGCAATAGAGACCTGTGATTATATGGAGCTATCTTGCCTTTGCCATCATGGTAGCAAAACTTTACAATATGAAACGGATTCTGTTTGAAAAGTTTAAACGTAAAATCCATTTCATTTTCTATTTCCATTGGCAACTTGAAGCCATGAGCTACACCTGCTTGATTTGATATTCCCAATATGAGCCACCCTGCATCCCTGTACTTCCATATAAGATTTTCAACCCCCGGTATAAGCTCTATGTCTTTAAAGTTTTGTATGAACGTTTGGTTGCTTTTGCTTCTCCGTATCGTTCCATCAAAGTCTAAACAGAGCGCAGGAACTACTTTGTGCCTTTCAGATAAATTTGTTACTACTACCATATTTAATATTTTATTTTGAAGATGATGTATAACCGTAACCTCTCCACGCTTCTGCTGCGGATTCTGCGGAATCAATTGTCGAGTACCCTACAAATTTGTGCGGTTGCCAATACCCATAACCCCATGTATCTGTAATCCAATAGAACGTGATAGGCTCTCCGTCAACAATCACCTCTGCCTTGTATGGCTTGTAGATAAACTCATGCAGATTGCTGTCATATACAGCGTACTGATTGTTGCGCTCAACTACATGGATATTGTAATTGTTTTTCTTTTTGCAGGCTGCAAACAATATAACAATAATTATAACTGTTACTGATAATGCTTTTTTCATACTAAAGTGTTTTGATTAATATTTTATTTCTTTATTCCAGCAAATAATTTGCCCGGTAAAAAACCCCATTCGCCATAATGGTTGGCCACAGCAAAACCAATTTTCAAAATCGTCAACTGAATCCAGCCCGTCATTTTTTACAACCTCATCAAGAGTGCGATTTGAAATTGATTTGCCATCAATCTTATAGTTTGGCCTTGATATTAAATTCATTTCAAACTTATGTGTACTCGTAACGATAATCGAATCGTCTATATGTAACTGTTTGCTTGCGTATGGCTTTGCGCTCCATGCTCTTGGTATAATTATATCACCTTTACTCAAATGCTCACCATCACGTATAGTGTGGTGTTTTGGCACAATGTTATTTGAATAGAAGTCAAGCGTATCAATATCCGCCCTGCTGATACAATCTCCCCAGCAGAACGGGCATATAACCTGATAGTCTTGTGTCTGGTATTTATCCAGTGGCAGAGCCGGGTCAAAGTTGGTTGATAGGCAGGACATGAATAGTCCGCCGCAGTAATCGCAATGGCAAGGAAAGAAATCGTTACCGGGGTGTTTACCAGCCAGTATCTTCTCAATAAAGAATGTACGCTCACCTTCACGCCTATGACGCTTCGGGTAAACTCTACTGAACGTTCTTACAAGCTGTTTTGTTTTTTTATTTTTCATATCTCCCCTTTTTTTATTAGTGCCAATCGTGATTTCCACCATGCGTAACTATATAACGGAAACCCTAATGCTTTGCAGAAGGAGACTATAATAAATGCCTCCCAAAATTCAGTTCGCTTTATATACTTATAACTCTGGAACAGTCGGCAGGAATTGTTTGAAGCCATATTTTTCAGATTTACTGTTGAATGTTTTTATTATAGCCTCCTCTAAAGAGATGCCCAACAATCCTGCAAGCAAATCAAGATAGATGCCTATGCCACCAATTTCTTCTTCCAGCATATCTTTAGTTATTTCAGATGCAGTATATGAACTGCCGCCATCAATTCCACCATGAGATACACGCTCCATTTTTTTAACCATATTACACAACTCTCCGCCTTCTCCCATGAGCGCAGTTGTCCAATATGTTATTGGTACGTTCTTGTAAGTTTTAAATCCTTCCTCTGCCCTTTGGCGATTTAGTTCACTAAAGTTTTTTAAATTCAGTTCCATACATTTTGTTTTTTTTGTGATTGTAAAATATTTTATAATTATTCTAAAATGAAAAGAAACACATCTCCAACAGTAGCAACAATAGGCTCATCGCTGTAATCATCTTCCTCGTTATAATGCTCACCTCCGGGCTGGTAGCTTGAAAGTTTTTCAGCGCACTCTCCCGATGGGTTGATGTAATCTTCCTCAAGTATATCAATAGTGCCTATACTTTTTATGGGTACATCTGTTTCACATATTCTGACTGGCTGCACTAACTGTTTTTCTGTAAGGGTATTTAACACAGTTTTTAAATCGAGAAGGTTTTTTATTTCTATTTGCATGTTTATAATATTTCGTATTTTATAACCTCAAAATATACATGAGTGAATTTTGAATGCTTGCGTTTAAATTCATTACATGCGTCAAGTAAGGCGAGGTCGTATGTTAAGGATATTACGTCAATCATATCGGCCTGATGCCCTATCTTATTATCCTGATATGAGAATGTTGATTTTAATGTAAAAACAAATACACGTTCCAGTGGTATTTGTAAATTCCTTTTAAAGGAAAAGCCAAGCCTTATCGCATCTGTAACATACTTTCCAATCCAGTCATGGCATCCCCTGCATACTGCAAGGAAATGCCTGACAAGATTGATGCCTGTTCTACCAGACTTATGATGAACCTCTATGGAAGCTGCGCCCCTACAACATATCCTTGCTTCGCATACAGGATGAGTGAGAATATACTCTCTGCTTTTTCGTGTATATAGTTGATTGAGATTCAAGATTCAAATATACTTCAAAAATATTTAAAAAATATTTTTATTTAAAATGGCTGGTCGTCAGAGCCTAAGCTGTTGTTGTTAATGGAATGCCCTATGCTAAAGCTGGGTCTGGTCGCAACGGGGTTTACAAAAGGCCGTTCATCTTCAAAGTCTCCAAAGGAGTTTGTTGCTACATCGAATGGCAATACAAACTCTCCTGTGCCGCCCTGCTTATGCTTCGCAATGTTTACATTTATTGTTCCCTTCAAGCTCCTGCCATGTTCATCTGTTGGCTCATGCTCATTGACCTCTGCCCTATATAGCAACATAACAACGTCTGACTTTTCTTCGATGCCGCCAGAATCTTTAAGGTCTGCAAGCGCAGGTGGTCTGGGTGTGCCGCCTTTCTCTGTTTGCCTGTCAATCTGGGAAAGGATAATGTAAGGGATATTAAACAGTTTTGCTTGGTTCTTAAAGTCAGTGTACCATCCAGATATTTGCTGCGCCCTGTTTTCCTTTGTCTGCCTGTCCTCTGTAACAAGCTGGACGTAATCAATGAATACCTGCTTGATGCCATATTCATTTATCATTTTCATAACCTTAGCCTTGATGATACTTGTTGTTAACGCAGGGCTATCGTCAATGTATATACCCCTTTGGGCAAGCTGCCTTACAGCTTTGATTACCAAGTCTGCATCTTCCTCTGAAAGTTTTCCCTTTGAGATGGCACTATAAGAAACATTTCTCTTAAATACTCTTTTGATTTCCATTGATACCAGCCTTGAGAACACCTCTGTATTACGCATCTCCATTGACATGAATGCAGAAGGGTACAAACTCCACTTCTCATTTGGACTTTTACCGTACTCTGGGTTCTTTATCAAAGCTGAATTGTACATATACCCTGCTGCGATAGCAGACTTACCATGACGGGTACGTGCGCCAATAGTTATTACATGCTGGTTCTGCCATCCGCCAGTCTTATCATCAATTGGTTTAACTCCACATGGCACACCCACAAGGCCTTCATGTGTCATGCCAAACATCATCTCGTCAATCAAAAGGTCGCCTACATAATCTGGTGTAATTATCTTCTGTGCTGTTAATGATATTTGAGATTTGAAAACGTTGTCATTTAGGTCATGCGCCACAGCCGTTACATCTTGCTCACCTTCATATATAGACGCAATGGCTGCATGGCAATGTTCAATAATCCTTCTACCTATCGCCTTCTCCTCGATTTTCTGTGCGTATGAATAATAGTTTGATATAGATGCTACATCTGTAAGTTGCCTGATATAATCCTCTCCGCCTGCGTCCTCAAGTTTGTTAATCTTTTTTAATTCATCGGATACAAGAAGGTAATCAATTTTACCTCCCTTCTTAAATATATTGAATATTGCTTTGTATATTAACTGGTGTGCTGGGTTGTAAAATGTATCAATTGAAATTATATCAGCTACCCTGCTGATTGTTTTAGTATCAACCATTAGCGCACCCAATACGTTCCTTTCCATCTCGTAAGAGTGCGGCATTATTTTTCCTTCTGTTTCTGATACTTTTTTTGCCATTGGACTTGATTAGGTTATTCTGAAAAAACAATTGTAAAATATTTTATAGCTCAAGCCACCACGTAAAATTCTGGTCTCCTTTTGCTGTGCGCTGCATGATTATTTCCTCATCAGATAAATCTAAGTCGTGCTTTATTTTTATTAACTGTCTGCACTGTTCCATATCTTCTATATTGATGGTCATTATTTTTTTATTGTTTGCCCAATAATATCCATCCTTTAATACTGGTGCTGCGTTGTCTGGCTGCGATTTTCCTGCTGTTGAAGTGCTGCCCTTTTCTTTTCCTTCGTCCAGTATATATCCAATGAATTGAGGTATCCTTAAAGACAGTACATGCTCTGGCTTCAATCCAGACCCCAGCATCTTAATCATTCCCCTTATAATGATAGCTCTATCTGCGTATGGCTTGCATAGCTTTACGAATGATTGAAGGTCAACTTGAAAGTTTGAGATTCGTAGGGGTCTAAGGTCTGGCTCATTGTTTGGGTTGTCTATGATAGAATTAAATCTTTTGTAGCTCTCAAAAATTTCTTCTGAAACATACTCTCCATGAATTGCTTTTATTTCTTCGTATGATTTGTTGCACATGAACAGGCAGGCTTTCCAAGATAGCTCTGCGTTATGAGTTAGCTGGAATGGAACAAGAGGTAAAATAATATCATGTACTGTCTTGGGTTTTTCTGATATGATAATCGCTGGCGATATTGTTTCGTTGTTTTGCTGTGGGTTATGATTTGCTGGTGGTAGCGCAGGAACGTCTGGTTGTTTTGAATCGGATATTTCTGCAAGGCTAAAATATGCCATTGCTTTTTCATTGTTTCCATTATCCAGATAAAACTTGCCCCATCTCATATTGGCTGCTTTACTTTTCTTTGATGATGAAAGTAAAGCGTTTCCTACCCTTGCGATAAGGCTATTGCTCCAAAAGTGGGTTTCGTTGAAATCAAAAAGGTTTGATGTTTTTATAAATGCGGAGTACATCTGGGCTGATGGGCATTTAACTTTCGGGTATAGTATATCTATATCTGAAAGTAAAAGTTTTAAGTTTCTTTCCTGCCGCAGAAGCTCCAGCGTTTTGAAAAACCAACAGTACGCTATGTCGCCAAAATTATTTTCTGCCCTGACTATTTTAGGGTCATGGCTGGCATTAGCGTCATGTGAGAAATATGGGGTCTCTTTAGTAAGCATTCGTTATTATTTTACAAATTCTTCAATTGGATTCTGTACTTTTTTTTCCTCGTTCTCTGGGAACGGGTTGTCTTTAAAGAACTGGTTAGACAGCTTCTGTACAAAATGAGAAGGAGTTGTAAAATTTTCGCTGCAATAGCGGTCAATCAAATCCCACAGTTCAGTTGGCTGTGAGATACTCCGGGAGTAGTTGCTTGATTTCTTGGCCATGATTAGGTGTAATAATTTTACGCAAAGTAATTGGTTTATTTTAATTCAAAGAATTTATTTTAATCTATTATTAACACTTTATTCAGATGCTATGCACCTGCATATATACAAACGCTATGCACTTGCATAATTATTCAGATGCTATGCACCTGCATAAGTTGGTATTGATTATCAATGATTTTTGTTTCTTATGCAGGTGCTATGCAAAACCTATGCACAGGAGGCATAAAGGAAAAGAAATAATTAAAATAAATAAAATAAGGGAATAGTAGCTCTCCTGATTTTCTTTCTGGTTGATAATGGAAGGGAAGATACCTTATCAAACAAAAGGAGTGCAGAGCAGCCAGCATAGCAGCAGCCAGCGTAGCCAGTAGCATCAGCAGCAGGCAGGCAGCAGCCTGCCAGCAGCAGCAGTTCCCCGGCAATCGTTCCGGGCAATC